CTAATCAAAAAAAAGAGAGACTTAAAGTCTCTCTTTTTATATTATCATTAAATGATATTAAGCGTTTGGTGATGGGAATTTAAGTCTATATGCAAATATTTTACCTGACATAAGTCCTTCTTCTCTAGTCTTATCTCCTCCAGAAGCTCTTGATCCAGCAGGTGTTTTAAAAGTCTTACCTGGATCGTTTGCTTTGTTCCAAGTATACTTGGCATGTTTTCCACTTCCTGGTTCGTCTGTTGAGATTTTCCAACTAATATCCATTGTTCCTGGTAACCTGTCTCCTAAAGCAGCTTTAAGGGCCATTGCTAATATATTACCTCTTTCATAAGCCAATTTAGCATTGTTACTTGCATAATCGTTACCAACTCCAGGGTCAGAATTACCCGCTGTTGTTTTTCCTTCATTTTTATAAAGTTCCATTGTTTGATTAGCATTATCCCAAACCGGACTTGCTGAAGAAACTAAAGTCATAGTATCTATATAATCATTATCAGTTAATAACGATAGTATCTTTTTAGCTTCTTCTTTTACTAATGGATGATTACTATCTATTTTTACTCCGCTCTTGTCTTTATCTGATACACCGTTGTTATATGCTAGTTGCATAGCTCCTTCTCCACCGGCTTTAGCACCAACTGTTTTAGTATCTCCTCCTTTTTTTGCTATATTAATAGCATCAACTGTTGTGTTTGATCTGCTATATAAATATGGCGATTTCATATCGCTTACTCTGGAAGTATCTGTCAGTGATACGTATTTTCCTTCTGAGTCTCGACTATCATCTTTGTTTACTAATCCTGTTTTAGGTAAAACATAGTAGTCTTGATGTCCTTTTGCAAAATTACTAAAATTCCATGTGTTCATGTATCTAATTACATTCGCATAACCGGAAGTTTTTGGCTTTGTTGTATCTTTAACAGGACCGTTTCTTGATATAATTCTTCCAATAGTATACATATAACCATCTTCTTTTATAGATACATCTATTGGGTTTGCTATTTTTACAAGTGATATGCCTTTGGCTTTTGTTTTTAACAAGTAATTTTGAAAACCATCCCATAAAGAACTTTCGTTTTCAATAGTCCACCATTTTCTTTCAGGTGCATTTTCTTTAAACCATGTTTTAAATGCTTTTTTATCTCTTCCTGGTGCAAATGGACTTGATCTCCAAACTCCTTGTAATAATATATCAATAAGATCTTCTCTGTATTCTTGAGGCGTAGATCTTTCAACACCCGACTTACTAAGGTCACTTTTTAATTTTTGCAACTGTGCTAGGTTTTTAACCTCTTCACTTAAACTTACGCCAATCCTTTGACTGTAATCAAGTTTAACAGAATTCTGATTAGCAGGCTTACCGCCTGGTGTTAATTTAGCTTCTAAAATAGATTCGCTATTCAAATAATTTAAATTGTTATTCTCTAATAACTTCTTAAAATTTTTAAAATCTGATATGTGTGCCATCTTTAAATTTTATTTTTATTTATTTACATAAAGTGTTTGCTTTTATAAAAAAACTAAACCTATGAAAAGTATTTTAGTTTAATATAACATGAACACTACAAAAGAAAATGTAAATACTTTTAAAAAATTTAAAGACTCTAATTTTAAGTTTAATAAAGAACTACATAAATATACATATCATGATGAATCTACAGGTAAAGTTTTACAAACCTTTAAATCTGTTTCTGGGTTTGCTGATAATTTTAAAGAACCTTTTAATGGTAGGCTTATTGCTGAAAACCTTTCAACTAGCAATCCTCTTTATGGAAAACCCGTAGATGATATACTTGCGATATGGAAAGAAAAAGGAAGAGTAGCAGCTGACTTGGGAACAACTGTTCATGAATGGATAGAAGATTTTTATAAAACAATAACTGATGATAATATATTTGCTACAATAGATCACCAAAACCTATTAAAAAATCCAATTGAATTAGAAGACAAAGAAGCTGTGTCAAGGGTAGAAAAATTTAGAACATATTACACCGAAAGGTTAACTTCTTTAAAATCAGTTTTTCAAGAAGTCAAGGTTTTTTCTAGAAAATGGGGATATGCAGGAACGATAGACGGTATATTTTCTATTGATGGTGAAAGGTTAATAATATGTGATTATAAAACCAATAAAGAGTTTACAACAGATTCTGATTGGAAAGGAAGTAGAAATAGACTATTTGAACCGTTTAACGATACTTTTGATAATAAGCATAATAATTACTCTATACAGGTCAGTCTATATAGGCTAATAATAGAAGAAGAATGTGGTATAGAGATGCAAGATCCTTTTCTACTTTGGATACCTCCAAAAGGACCTTGTAAAGCATTTAAAGCAAAAGATTATAGAAATAAAATAAGAACATATTTAAATGATAAAAATTTAGTCATATAATAAAAACTAAATTTGATATCTTTGTATAAAATAAAAAAAATAAAAAACACAATATGAATCCTAGAAAAATTAAATTTGGATCTGATTCAAGAAATTTATTACAATCAGGCGTAGATCAGTTAGCCGAGTCAGTTAAAGTCACACTTGGACCCAAAGGTAGAAACGTTGTTCTTGGAAGACAACAACAATTTGCAATAACTAAAGATGGAGTATCCGTTGCTAGAGAAATTTTTCTAGAAGACGATATTGAAAATTTAGGAGCACAGATGGTAAAACAAGTTGCTCAAAACGTTGCTTTTGAAGCAGGTGATGGTACAACTACAGCTACCGTTCTTTCTCAAGCCATTATAAAAGGTGGAATTAAAATGATCGAAGCTGGGTTTAATCCAATGGATATCAAAAGAGGAATGGATACTCTTTCTGAAACAATAAAGAATGACCTTATATCTATGAGTAGAGAGGTATCTGATGTGGAAACAATTAGAAACGTAGCAACTATATCGGCTAACGGTGATACTGTTATTGGTGGAATAATAGCTGACGCTATTGAAAAAGTTGGGTTTGACGGAGTAATTACTGCAGAAGACAGTAAGACATTTGATACGTACGTTGATATTGTAGAGGGAATGCAAATTGACTCTGGCTATTTGTCTCCTTATTTTATCAACGTACCTGAAAAAGAAGAAGTTAATCAAGAAAATCCTTTAATCTTAATATACGAAGGAACAATAAAAAGTATGAAACAACTTCTTCCATTTTTAGAACATTCTAATTTGCAAAAAAGACCTTTATTGGTGTTAGCTGACAATTTAGAAGGAGATGCTATACAAACCTTAGTTTTAAACAAAATAAAAGGTATACTAGATGTTGCCGCTATTAGAAACCCAGGATACGGAACTAATAAAACTGAAACTCTTAAAGATATTGCTATCTTAACAGGAGCTATCTATATGTCAGAAAAAGAAGGATACGATTTGACTGATGTTAATCCAGCAGCAATGGCTGATGTTCTTGGAACTTGTGAAAAAATAAAAATAACAAGTGATAAAACTATTATAATCAACGGTTATGGAAACAAGGAAGAAATTTCAAAGAGAGTAGATGTAATAAACAAATCCATATCTAACAAAGACAATGAATCTGAAAGATTATTATTAAAAGAAAGATTAGCTAAATTAGACGGAGGTATCGCTATTTTAAAAATAGGAGCTTACTCTGAAACAGAACTAAATGAAAAGAAAGACCGACTAGATGATGCTCTTAGCGCAACTAGAGCTGCTATTGAAGAAGGAATAGTACCTGGAGGAGGAATGGCTCTTATTAGAGTATGTTCAGTAATAGATTTAGACAAATTTAATTTCATAGGAGATGAAAAAATAGGAGCTGAAATATTATTAAAAGCTTGTTCTCAACCGTTTAGAACAATAATAGAAAATGCAGGTTTGAATCCAGAAGTAATTATTAATAATTTACCTAAAGACGATGAAAACATGGGTTACAATGCAAGAACTGACAAATATGTAAATATGATAGAGTCAGGAATCATAGATCCTCTTAAGGTTACTAGATGCGCATTAGATCAGTCAGTGTCTATTTCAAGTTTAATGTTAACTACTGAATGTATTTTATCAGAACAAAAGCCGCCTGAAACATCTAATTAATACTTTTATTTAGATGCTATATTAAAAGACCCTTTATGGGTCTTTTTTTTTGTTTCAAATAAATAATAAAAAATCAAGTGTTTTTAAATGTCCTGTGAAAATAAAAAAGCAAGTTTAGACGAATTAATTATAGATATATCAAAAGATATTGAATTAAATCAAAAAGAATTAGGGTTCGATATATCTAATTTAACCTCAATCGATTCTTTAAAGGGAATTATAGATGAACTTACTTCTCAGGATCTATGTAAATCTCCATCTAACCCTGTTTTTTCAATGGAACAACTAAGTGAAGTTGGTTGCGATAAGGATTCTTCTAATGAATTACCTAATATAAACGTAAATTTAGGAGATATAAATACTTCGGCTAATGAAAAATCACATAGCTGTCAGGATGCGTTGAATAAAGCTAATATTATATTAAAAGCAGAACAGGAGGAATATTCAGATTTAAACATACTACTTCAAAAGCTTTTAGAATATCAGGACAATTACAAAGTTTTGAATGAATATTACGTTGAAAGGTCTAAAGAGTCAGCGCGGCTTTTAAATTTATTTCAACCTATATTAAAAGAAATACGTAGATTAGAAAACCTTTATCAAGAAGTATTAGCAGAGAGATCTGATATTTTAGTTCAGAGGAATTCTGCATCATACTTTTCAGCTGAACGCTCTGCTTTAACAGATACATATAACAAGTTATCTCTTGAATTAAACACTATATCTAACGAGAAGTCAGAATCTGAAAATGAATTATCGTCAGTGACAAGCCAAGAAGATATTTTTTCAGACACTGGTTTCTCTTCCGCTGTATCATCACTTTTCGATACCGGAACAAATTACTCTAGTTATTTTTATTATGCAGTTAACAACTTTTTAGACGCAGCTGGCTTTAGTCAAATAAAAAATTCAATAGAGCAATACTCAACATGTGTAAAAGCAAATTCTAATTTATCATATAATGTAAACACATATATTGAAACACCAATTATAGAATTTTCAATAGATTTCATAGGTATAAATTTTATAAAATCTCAAAAGGATTTGTATAATGAAGAAACAGGGAAAAGAACAAATGTTGATTTTAATTTTAAAATCAAGGATAACCCAAGACTTCTTAAAAACGATTATTTTAATAATACACCCGGTTTAAATATAACAAATGCTAGCTTCGACAAAACGTTTTCTGGAGTACTTTACGAAGAATATTATAATAAATTAAACGATCCTATTAATAATTTATTTTCTTTAAACGAAAGAGGATTGACTAGTACAGAATCGTTAATAGATACTAATCTTAAAGACAAAACCTTTAATAAAAAGAGAGAGGGTTCATCGGAGTATTACATACAAGATCAGCAAAAATTAGAGTCTTTCTATGAAAACTTTGAAATAAATTTAGCAAACAAAAAAGAATTAATACGAAATGAAAAAGTAAAACCTGCATTTTCATTAGTATCATTGAACTTAAAAAAGCTAGCTAGGGTCGATATCAAGCTTTTATTAATGATAGGTGGAGCTAATGTAAACATTCTAGATGAAAGTAACAATTTAAGCACAATCGTAGAGTCCATATCTGCTTCTCAAGAAGATTTTATAACAAAGATAACTAACTTAGAATCTGAAATATCTAGGATAAAATTAAGAATGAAAGAAATTAAACCTACATCTGATAGGGTTAAATCATTATTAATAGAATTTGATAGTAATTGTTTTTCTAAAGAAAATCTAGAAGTGTCCGACTCTTTATTAGAGAAAAAAGCAGAAGATATAAAAGGTAACGATCCCTTTGGAATAGATTCTTTAAATGAAACAGATCCTACTATGCCAACGTTGTTAGATCTTAAATATTGGTTAGAATTTTCAAAGGTTCTAAATAAAGTAGCACTTTTACCTTTACCTGAAAATCCAACAACTTTAAGATATTGGCCTGTAGGTTTATTTTTTCCAACTCCAGCTGGTACTCTGATAAAGATTCCGTTACCTATAATCTGGATACCATTAATAGTTATACCTAGTCCCACTGGCGTTATAGTGGTTTTCTTAACTATAAATGGTATCTTTATAAGTCCTATTATGTTTACTATAAATGCAACCGGGACTAAACAACATTTACTTACTGTTAGAGGTCCGAGTAAGCAATTTGGTTACTCCGGAGATTCAATTAGTGATTTGCTTAAAATTCCTTTAAATATAGTAGCTGCTAAAAAATCGGTTTTAAATAAAGGATTGCTTTCTAAATTACCAGAAAACGAAAAAGAAGAATACGAAATAAAACTAGAAGCTTTAGAAAAAAAATTAAGTAAAGCAAAACCTGAGTCTTACAAGTATAAACGAATACAGATTAAAATATCTGATCTAAAAGAATCTGTTTCTGGAAAATCAGAAGACGAAAAAACAGTAGAAGCATTAGATAAAAAAGAGTCTGCTGAAGACGCTATAAACAAAGCTAAAGATTCTATAAAAGATAAAATGAATCAGTTAGGAGAACCTGAGTTTTTAAATAGTTTAAATATTCAAAACGAAATAGAAAACATAAGGTTACAAAAACGCAAAGAAATAGACGAGGTATACAAATCGGACCTTTCTCCTAAAGAAAAAAGAAAAAAGCTAAAAACATTAAGAAATGAATTAAAAAAAGAAGGTATATCTAAAGAGTCAAAAGAGGAAGCTATAAAAAAAGACGTCATGGAATTCTTTGAAAAATTAAAGCTTCCTTCTATTAAAATACCAGCTGATTCTACTAAACTTAATCCTCCGCCTACACCTTTGTCACAATTAAAGGAATCTACCGAAGAAAGTATAAGTGATTATAAAAATGATCCAACTGCAGATAGAAATAGAATAGTGAAAGATATGATGAAGCGGGAACTTCCTAGTATATCAGACTTAATAAACATTAATGATATACCTGTAAATTCAAAAAATAGAATAGTCATATCAGATAGTTATTTAAAAATTAAGGATAAACTGAATCAAATAAATGAAGCCATTATCGATACCCTAAAAGGAAGCGTTAATTTAAACACGAAACAGATTGAAACTAAAATAGAAGAACTAAAAAAAGATATTTCTTTAGAAGAAAATAAAACCGCTAAAAGGAAATTAAAAACAAGTCTTAGAAAAGAGGAATCTATCTTAAATAATTACAACAAATCTGAGGAATTTAAAAAAGACAACTCTTTAAACAAAGACAAAAGAAAAGAAATATCTGATGTAAAATTTAAATTTAACGCGTTTAAACGCTTAGATGAGATGTTACCTACTAAGGTTGATTTTTTACCAAGTAAAAGTGATATATTACCAATAACTCAAGCTGGGTCTTTGCTTAAAACTTATATAGATTCTTTAAAATTAAATGACGTTAAATCTATTTTTGGAGGAGCAGATGAAATAACTGTATCATCTATACAAGATGTATATTTTAATATTTTAAATAAAGAAATTCCTAATGATTTAATAATGAAAAATGAAACCAGTGCTAAAGATATTCTAAAATCTTCATCCGGTGTTCTGTCTTCTATAGCTATTCCTTCTAAATCTATAAATTTACTTAAACCTTTTACTATGTCTAAAAAGATTCCAATCGATTTAAACATGTTAATGGGACCTTTAAGAAAAAAGATAGAAAATGACATGCAAAATTTAAATGGATGTTTGCCGGTAGATATAGATAACAACTTTAGTAATCTTAATCCAACTGATATCAAAGTATATTTGGAAGATAGTATTTTGTCTAAATTAGATGACTTATTAAGTATCATTTCTCCTATATACGCTATAATATCTTTTCTAAAGTCAACTAAGGGGATAAATTTATCTCAATCTCAAATATCCTCATTTCTAAAACCTCCGTTCGGTTCTTTAGATTTTGCTTTATTTACAGCAGATGCTTTAATTAAAATAAATTCGCCTAACTCTGCGAACATGCCTTCATTTAATTTAGAAGCTTTGCAAAAAGCAAAAAGTGTTATAGATGAAGTAGTATCTCCCATAATGGATAATCCCGCTAGTTATATAATACCAGCAAGTACGGCTAGCATTGGATTGTCTGACACTCTACGAGTATTTCATCCAGTAATGAAAGCAGATGATATTCCACCTTGGGAAAGATTGTCGAGTAGAAACTTTTTATTTGTATTATTTCTAGATGAATTTATTTCAGAAGCCGCTAAAAAAGTAGGATTTTTTAGATCATTTATTTAAAACTAAAAGTACTTTTTTCAATATAATATTTAAAAATATAAAATATGCAAAACAGTAGCCGGGAATATGGACAACCATTAGATGATTTTGACTGGGATAATCTATCTAATGACAAATATAATAAGAAAGTAATTATATCTGAACAAGATCGTAAAGAGAATACTAAGATATTATGTAAAGAGCCATATGCACAGGAATTATATGACATGTATAAGAAATATGAAGAAAATAGTTCTGTTAATCCTTACGTAAGCAAAGATTTAGAAATAGGCCAATTATATAAAGTAAATGCCAAAAGTATATGCTTGAAAACAGGAGTTATTAAATCTATTGAGGAGAACTCCGGTGTTGAGATAAGTATTCCATTAAAAGAATATGGAGGTGACTTAGATGAGCTTAAAAGTGGAATAGGCACAGCTTTTAAAGTCATGCTCTACAAATCAACTGGGAATTGCGAATATATTGCTTCTGAAAAGAAAAGTAGATCTATTAATTATAGAGATGAACTTATTGCACATTTAGAAAATAATACATGGTTCGATGTAACTATAAGAAAACTAATTAAGGGTGGATATATTGCTACCTATAAGAACGAAATAGATTGTTTTATACCAGGATCACAAGCAGGTGCCAATGTTATAAAAGACTTTTCTATTCTTTTAAACAAGACTATTTCAGTCATGGTAGACAACTATGATAAATCTAATAACTTATTCATCGTTTCTTATAAAAAATATATTAAACATAGTTTACCTGAAAAAGTATCTGATTTAAGGTTTGGTAAAATGTATACGGGTAAGTTAACTAACAAACCATATCCTTTTGGAGTATTCGTTGAATTAGAAAATTACTATACTGGTCTTGTTCATAGCTCAGATTTTGAAAATTACGATGAGGTTTCTAGAAACTTAAGAGCAGGAGATGATATAGATGTTTACGTTAAAGGTGTTACTTATAAGAAAAATCAGTATAGAATAGTATTGTCTCTTAAAAAAGAATCTATACCGGATGAACTTATAAAATGGGATAATTTAAAAGAAGATTTAGAAGGAAATACATTTGATTTTACTGAACATGAAACAAAGAGAAATACTATTGTAATGTATTATAATGGAGAGTCAGTAGAGTTACAATTAGGTAAACAGTATAGAGATCTTAAAGTATCTGACTTTTCTAAAGTACTGATTCATCATGTAGATTCTTTAAATAAAGTTATGAATTTTTCATTAATTAATTAATAAAAAACATATCCACTTGTTTCGGTTTACTATAATCTTAAATAAATAAATCTGTAATGGGCAACCCCTAAAAGGATTGCCCATTTTTAAACTGATAGATCTTGCAAAAAGGTTTATATTAAAAATAATTTTACGTATGTATTTAAAAAATTCTGACACTGAGAAAAGATATTCTATATTTCCAATTAAAAATCAAGATTTATGGGATGCTTATAAAGCCGCTGAAAAACAAACTTGGGTTGCCGAGGAAGTCAATTTAGCTCAAGACGACTATAATTCATTGAGTGACGATGAAAAATTCTACTTAAAAAATATACTTGCCTTTTTTACTATATCAGATGGTTTAGTAATAGACAATTTATGTGATAATGTAATAGACAATGTAGAAATATCAGAAGCAAAATATTATTATAATCATCAAATGTTCATGGAACAAGTTCATGCTAATGGATATGCTCTACTAATAGATACATACATAGATGATCCTGAAGAAAAAAACAAGTTGTTTAATTCTATGTTAACTAATGATGCTGTTAGAGACAAAGCGGAATGGGCAGAAAATTGGTTAAATAATGGTTCTTTTGTTGAAAAATTAATAGCTTTCGCTTGCGTTGAAGGCATTGCTTTTTCTTCAGTTTTCGCTGGAGTATTTTGGTTTAGAAGTAGAAATAAAATGCCAGGGTTAGCTGAAATGAATGAACTTATATTAAGAGATGAGTCTTTTCATTACGAGTTTGCTTTACAAATGTTTAATAATTACGTAAAAGAAGAACATAAACCTTCTAAAGAAAGAATTAAAGAAGTTATACTTTCTTGTTTTGAAACTGAAAAAACTTTTGTAGAAAAAAGCTTACCCGATGGACTTCAAGGTATGTCCAAACAAATGATGATTGAATATGTTGAATTTGTAACAGATATTGTATTGAATGATTTCATAGGAGAAACAAAATTTAGTACAAAAAATCCTTTAGACTTCATGAAAAAGATAGGATTGTCTTCAAAAAACAATTTCTTTGAGAGAAGAACGGGCGGAGGATATACTAGAGTAGATATACCTACCAGTAATTTAGGTATATTTGATGACGCAGACTTTTAATATAAAAAAAATAGACAGATGAAAATAATAAAAAGAGATGGCTCAAAGCAGTCTTTTATGCCTAATAAAATTTTAAGTAGAATAAAAACCCAATCTATAGGGCTTAGTATCAAAGCTGAAAAGTTATTTCAAAGAGTTATTCCACACATAAAAGACGGAATGACAGCAACTGACATTGATGAAATAATAGCCTTTCAGACTGCTGATTTACAAATAGAACACCCCGACTACGCTATTTTAGGAGGTAGGATATTGATATCTAGACAAGGAAAGCTATTAGAGGTAGAAGAGAAAGAAATAGATGAAAAATTTGATTCATTTGCCGCTTCTACGTTTCTTACTAAATATTCTCAAAAAGATAACGATAAGAGGCCTATTGAAATACCTTCTATGATGTATAATAGAGTTGCTTCTCACTTGTATCCTGATTCATTCAAAGATAGGAGAAAGTTATTAAATGAATTATATGCTAAAAGAGGAAATTTTGCAACTCCTATTCTTTCTAATTCAGGCGTAGAAGGAAGAAACGGGTTAATTAGTTGCAATCTTACTACTCTCATGGATGATAGTATAGAAGGAATAAATGCCACCTTAGATAAAATAGCTCATGGATCAAAAGAAGGATCCGGTATAGGTTTTTGTATAGACATGTTAAGGAGTAGTAAGAGCATGGTCAATAGTTTTAAAGGACATGCCGGAGGTGTCGTTAGATTCGCAGACATGGTTCAAGCTAAAATGAGATTCTTTAAACAGGGAAATAGATCAGGTAGCTGTGCATTATACTTATCAGTATGGCATAGAGATATAATGCCTTTTTTAGAATTAAGATTACCTATAGGAGAAGAACTAAATAGAGCTAGGGATCTTTTTACTGCTATTACTATTGATAACGTTTTTATGGAAGCTTTAACAAATGGAGGAAAGTACCATTTGTTTTGTCCTAATGATATTAAAAAAGCAGGATTAAAGCCTTTTTATGAAATACATGGAGAAGAATTTAAAGAAGAATACAATAAAGCAGTTGAATTAGGAATAGGAGAAGAAATTGATCCTAGGAAAATTTGGGATGCAGCTATTAGATCTCAAGTTGAAAGTGGAACTCCTTATACTTTTTATAAAGACAATGCTAACGTTCGTAATATGCAAAAAAACATAGGTATTGTAAATCAATCTAATCTATGTATCGAAATAATGCAAGCAAGTAAGCCTGAATACACACCTCAGTGTACCTTAGCCTCTGTAAATCTAGCTGAACATGATTCTTTAAAGAGTATAGCTAAAACCACTAAAGTACTCGTAAGAGCCCTTAATAGGGTCATTGATAAAAATAAATGGTCAGACGAATGGAGTAAAAACGCAGGAGAAGATCAAAGAGCAATAGCAATAGGAGTAGCTGGTCTTGCTGATTTTTTCGCTAAAAAGAAAATTTCTTTTGAAAGTGAAGATGCTAAAACATGGAATCACGATATATTTGAAACAATGTATAAAGCGGCTGTTGAAGAGAGTATGTCTATTGCTATTGAAGACGATAATTCTTATCCAGCATGGGAAGGAAGTCCTTATAGTAAAGGTGAAACTTATATAGAAGGATGGTCCCCTGTGAAAAAAGGTGAACCTATTCCTATGAAAAATTCTTTACTTTTAGGTCTAATGCCCACTGCTTCAAGCGCAATATTATTAGGGGCCTTTGAATGTTTTGAACCTATTACATCTAACGTTTTTACTAGAATGGTTGGAGATGGTGAATTTATTGTAGTTAATAAATATTTAGCAAGGGAATTAGATGAATTAGGCCTATGGAACGATAATATACGAAATAAAATAATAGCTAACGAAGGAAGCGTTCAAGAAATTCAAGAAATTCCAGATGACATTAGATATAGATATAAAACAGTATGGGAAATACCTCAAAAGGTTCTTTTAGACTTAGCTATTATTAGAAATAAATTTATAGATCAGTCTCAAAGTTTAAACGTATACCATAGGGATGCTAAATATAGCAAAATATCAAGCGCTTTAGTATATGCTTGGAAAAATGGTCTTAAAACTGGATCGTATTACACAAGAACAGAACCTAAATTAGGTAAAAACAAGAAATTATCAGCTTCTGAAAATAATTCTACTAAAGCTCCTAAAAGACCTGAAAACTCAATGTTTACTTGCGCTGGAGGTGGATGTGACGCATAATTAAAAGTTCTGTGTTAATCACAGACTTTAGGACCGGGATAGTTCCGGAATATTAAAGCAGGGGATTCGCTACTCCTGCTTTTTTTATTTTACAATAAGATTAGAGTTTTGTAAACTTACTATTTTGATTTACTTATTCGAATAAATAAATTAAATAAAGATGTAAACCGTGGTAAAAAGATACATAAAAGATTTTAATAATTTTATACTAATCGAACAAGATATGGGTATGGGCATGGGTATGGAAGAAGACGGACAACAACCCGCTGCTCCAAAACAAAAATTCTACTCTTTCATATTTTTAGACGATGGTAAGAAAATATCATCAACAGGACCTTTAGAAAAAAGATATAACTTATATAGAATAAAAGAGACTGAGCTAGACGCTTGGATAGATAAAAGTATATCTTCTAAAAAAGAAAGATTATCAGACGCCACTAGTACTGAAATAGATAAAGTAAAACTAGATGTTAAAAACGCTATTATAGGAGAAAGATTTTCAATATCAAACATAGACAGATCTTTTTTAAAGAAATTTAAAAACGATGTTAAAGCTGGTTTGATAGACGGTACTGATTCAGTTCAACATTACAAAGATAAGAATAATAAAGACGCCTATAACTCTTTAGAAACTATTACTGTAGAATTTGATAAAAACAATATACCAGTAACCACTGAGCTAGAAGTTACATTTATTGAAACAGAAAAATAAGTAAATTCTTTGAAAAATTTAATATCTTATTCAAATTACGTATTAGAACACTCTCACAACAGTGAATTGAATGAGCTAATAACCACGCTTTCCGATTTTTGTTTTTCTAGTATAAACGAAGCTTCTGATACTAACGGTGAATATGTTATTTTACAGGAATTAGAAGTATCTGAACCAGGAATAGACGTAGATATTCGCTTTCTTCTTAGAAAAGAACAAGACATTTCTTTAAAAAACGATTCTCATTTCTCTAAAATGAATTGGCAATCTGTAAAACTTGACAACAATGGATATGTCGTAAGTGGAAATACATTTATGACAGATGGCAATATACCTGAAATAGAAATAATAATAGCACTAGATTCAAATAAAGTAAACTCTGAGACGAATAAAAAACTGTATTTAAATTTAAATAACACAATTTCTCATGAATTAAATCACTTGAAACAAACAGGTTGGAATATGGACTTTCAGAATATAGAACCTTCATCGATGGAACACCGTAAGAAAAACAATAAAAAACATTCTTACTTCATATTGCCTGAAGAAATAGAATCAATGGTATATGGAATGAATAAACAAGCTGAAAAACAAGGCGTTCCAATTGATACCTTATTTGATTCATACCTAAAACCATTTGTAGAATCTGAGTTTATGACATATTCAGAGATGATGGAAATAATTAGAAAATGGATATCTCATACATTAAAAATGTATCCTAACGCTTCTATGTCTAATAAATATGATAATATTATAGACAATATTTAAAACCTTTAAGTTACTTATTTGTAGAATATAAAAAAACAAATAAGTATGAATAATCAATTTGAAGAATTAAGAAAAACAATCTATGACGTAAAAGAAAGTATCTTTTCTGAAATAGAAGGATTAATCGCAACTTGCGAAGAAGACGCTGATAAATTTTACGACAAAGGAAATAAAAGCGCAGGTACCAGAATCAGAAAAAGTGCCCAATTAATTAGAAAACAGATTCATCACCCATCTATTAGAAAACAAATGGTTAAGATAGAAGAAGCTGCCAAAGAATTAAGATCGACTATTTCTGAAACTAAATAAAATACATTTAGTATAATATACAAATATACAATAACTAAAAAAATACATTAAAAATGAACGACTTTTTTAACTTACCGGATGAAACATTATCATCTACTAATCAAAATCAATCTTACGAAAAAAAGGTTGATACTAATTTATATGACCCTAATCCTGATTTAAGTAACGGTGTTTACAAATCAGTTATTAGATTCATACCTAATTTAAGAGACAAAACATTAAAATATACTAAATACAGTGCTAAGATTTGGAATCCTGTTGCTAGAAAATCAGTAGTAGTGGATTGTCCTTCTAATGAAAACAAACCTTCTGTTTTATGGACACTGAGTACTATATTAGGAAGACTATACAAAGAAGAACCTACTATTGTTAAAGAAATAAATGAAAACTTTTCAAGATGGTATACTCATCACTCTTATGTATATGTATCTAAAGATCCTACTATACCTGAGCTGCAAGGCCAAATCAAAATTTTTAAATACAGAGCTCAAATAAACGAGCTACTAGAGCAGCAGATGAACCCAGAAGAAGATGGTTTATTAGAAAATACAACTAAAATAAATCCTTTTCACATGCTAGAAGGAAAAGATTTCTTATGTGTAGTTGGTAAAAAGACTAAAACATGGAGAGACTGGACTAAATGTAAATTCATGGACGAAGTAACACCTTTCAGATTTTCTATAAAGGATACTGAAGTTGTAATGAAAAATGAAGAAGGAGCTATAAAACTAGTAACAGAATTCTTTGAAAAAACAGCTCCGTCTATGAAAGAATATGAACACCAGCCATGGACAGAAGAAACTTACACTCAAGTAGCAGAGGCATTGAAGGCTGCTATTCCCTATAAACAAGTGTTAGATATGTTAGTTAATGAAACTAGAGATGAAAAAATGAAAGCACTATTAAAAGGTGAAACTTCATCTTCTTTGTCTCAAGAGTCTTTCTCTAAGGAAACTACTGAAGTCACTCCTACTACTGAAGTCACTTCTGCTACTGAAACTAGTAATTCATCTGATCTTAAATCTGATGAATATGACGATATATTCAGTAATTTATAATAATAAAAAAAACAACAAGTATATGTCAACCGATGTAAAAAATAAAGCAACAGAGACAGAGGACGCTGTTCAAGAAAAAGATCCCAATCAAGTAGTTCTCCTAGGAAGTATTTCATATAATGATGAAAAAGAATATATGCAATGGCTTTCTAAAATGGACGTAAGTCAAGCTATTTTTGTATTAGTAGCAGGCGCAAACTTTGCACAATCCAAAGGCTTATTAAACCTAGCTGAATCTGAATTAATTTCATCAGCTATACGGTCAATAAAAAATGGATCTACAGATACCACTGCCACTGAAATGCCTACTAACGAAGAAACTAAATAATAGTTAATTTTAATATGATTTACCTGATAGACGGAAACGCGTACTTAAACGTTGCAATAAATGTAGTAAAGAGAATGCTATACACCGACAAAACATCAGGAAAAGAATATTATATGAGAGACATCTTCAATGAAGATAGGTATATCTTAAAGGAAACTGCAAGAATAAAATTTAGAGATTTTTCACTAAATTACCTATCTTCATTGATTTCTCCTGTTAGCGACTCAGTAAACGAAGTTCACATAGTCTTTGATTCTAAAAGTTGGAGAAAAGAATATGTAACATCTAAGCTCAAAACTCTTTCTTTACCTTCAGGTGATTTTAAGTATAAAGACAGGAAAAAAGACAATATGATATATTTGTTTTTTGAGTATTTTCAAAATGAAATTCAAAGTTATCTTGAAAAAAATTCAGGTATTGTTTTTCATAGAACGCCTGGTATGGAAGGTGATGATATAATCGCTCAACTTTGTGAAAATACTAATAAGAATATGATTATCTATACAGTAGATAAAGATATGTTTCAATTAGTAGAAGATTCTAGCAGATTCATTATTTTAGCCATGCCCAAAATGATGTCAAAGAACAAAAAAATATTCTACACTAAAAAAAGTGACGCTGGAGATTTCTTTAGTTTAACTGAGACAAATAGTGTTGAAGGAACTATTTCAAAATTTGAAAAGAGAGGGTATGTTAGAAATGAAATAGGCCCGATTAATGAAATAGTAACTAAGGTTTTTACTGGAGATAAATCAGATAATATCCCTAGAATACATAAAATGACTCCTTCTAAAGTTAAAAAAGTAGCAGCCTATCTTATAGAAAAATATGACTCTGAAATATTAGATAAACTAGATAACTATAAAAATGATATTTCATTTATAGAAGAATGCGCTAAAAAAGTAATTGAAGTAGCCAAAATAAAAGACAGCGATGTCATTTTATCTTTAAACGAAGCGATATGCCTGAATATTAAATTAATGAGGTTATCCACCAAAATGATACCTTCTCATGTTAAAACAGAGGAGTATGATAAAATATACAAAAATAAAGTATATACCAAATTTAACTATAATAAATTAGTAGAAATAAAAAATAATTCAGTACTTATATGAAACCGTTATACGAAAGAATTTTAATTAAACCAGTAGAAAAAGAAACTCAGACTAAGTCTGGTATTCTATTACCTGGAAAAGCAGTAAAAAGACCTAATATAGGAACAGTTGTTGCTTGCGGAGAAGGAACTCCTCATAATCCAATGAAAGTAAAAGCAGGTGATATTGTATTATGTAATAGATACGCGGGTATCGATATAAATTACAAAGATACTTCTCACTATGTTATTATGTCTAATGAAATTATCGCAGTATTGGACACTGTAGATGAAGTTAAGTTAGACGAATATGAATAGGAAGTTTGATTTCAATGACATACTAATATGTCCAGCAATCCAAACATCTATACAATCTAGAGATAATATAGATATTTATTATCCAGATGGTAATCTCCCAATAATAACGGCTCCAATGGATACTGTTATATCAAGACAAAACGAACATGTGTTTAGCTCTAATAGAATTATAGCGTGTTTACCTAGGGGTGAAAAGACAGGATTTTCAGGAATAGAATCGTATTCATTGCACGATATAACTAAAATGTTTAATTCTGGTGAACTTAAGAAACACTCAGGTTACTTAATAGATATAGCCAATGGTCATATCAATGATTTAGAAAGTATCACTAGAAGCATTAAAAACAAATATGGTGATGACATATATCTAATGGTAGGTAATGTAGCTCATCCTAAAACATATAAAATATTATCTGAAGCGGGTGCAGATTCAATTAGAGTAGGGATAGGTAATGGAGCAGGTTGCTTAACAACACAGCAAACAGGAGTAGGTTATCCAATGGCTTCTCTTATTCAAGAATGTTATCATGAATCTTGTTCTTTAGATAAACCTGCTATGATAGTGGCAGATGGAGGAATGAAGACGTATTCTGATATAATAAAGGCTCTAGCATTAGGCGCAGATTTCGTTATGCTGGGATCTATTTTAAATAAAGCGCTAGAAAGTTGTTCACCATGTATGTATGAATCTAAATTTGCAGGAAACTCTACTGGTTTAAATGAATTAACTCATACAGAAGCGTTGGAAATGTTTAACAATGGACAACCCATATTTAAAAACTTTAGAGGCATGTCAACTAAAGAAGTTCAAAAGAAATGGGGAAAACAAAATATAAAAACCTCAGAAGGTATATCTGAAATTAGACAAGTTGAATATACTCTTTCAGGCTGGACTGACAATTTTAAACACTACTTAAAGTCAGCAATGAGCTACACTAATTCTATAAATCTAAATGAATTTATAGGAAAAGTTGTTATTGATATGATAACAAATAACGCTTACGAAAGATTTAAAAAATAACCAAAAATGAAAATGGCAGATATGAATAGCCTACCGCTTCCTTTACATAGAACTCTTATGTTTGCAAAGGACGTTAATTTAGAGTCAATTGAGGCTTTATCTAGAAATATACTTAGGATAAATGAAGACGATGATCATCTTGAAAAATTGTACAAAGTCTACGATATAGATTATATCAGAAGACCCATTAAAATAATGATAGATAGTTATGGAGGATATGTATATCAATGTATGGGATTACTTGGTATAATGGAAAAATCAGTTACTCCTGTGCATACCTATGCAACAGGTGCTGCAATGTCCTGTGGTTTTATGATACTTATATCTGGACATAAAAGGTTTGCCTATAGACATGCTACTCCTATGTATCATCAAGTATCTACTGGTTTTTGGGGAAAAACACAGGATATGGAAGAAAGTTATAAAGAAACTAAAAGACTTCAACAAAAATTTGAAAACATAACATTAGAATCAACAAAAATATCTAAAACTAAGTTAAAAGATATTCTTAAAACAAAGCAAGATTGGTACATGGATGCTAAAGAAGCTTTATCACATGGGGTAATAGATAAAATAATAGATTAATATGAACAAAGAATTATACATAATGCTAGAAACAATGGCTTTAGCAGAAATTGCAAAAGCTAAAATGAGTTTACACCTTTTAGGAGAAAAATCAGTTGGCATAGGAGACCATTCAACTGCTGATTTTTATAATAACGCAGACGAAGCTCTCGCTAAATTAGCCGAAGCTGAAGATAAACTACAATGCTTAGAAAAAAATTATACACAAAAAGTTAAACTTTAATAAAAACTTTAGTATAATATTTTACAAGTAAGAAAAACGTTCTTTAATTTATTGGTGAAAGGTGTCAGATATCGACGGATTGATGACATTGATATGTGCCTGAATAATAAGTGAAGCGAAGCTTATAAAGGAATGTATTAGATCGATGGATCGCAATTAAAGTCCTATACCAAGGACCTACTCTAATGAGAATATTGAACTAAGATAGCTCTTAGAATACATGTGCATAATAACAAGAATCTAAAAGATTCGCAAATTGTTTATAGGTAATACAAAAATCCTATTTAATGACTGAATAACCATTACGTTTGCGTGGTAAGGTGTTTCTTAGACCATAGTGGTCCTAACGATGTGATGAACGAGTACAAGTTTAAAATGAGTTAGTTCTTTGACAGAAGAAATAGAAAGCAACAATAATTTGTAGTAAACGATTAAGTTAGAGGTAATCTTTAATCCTCTCATATCATCTTTCACTTTTTATATTTAAACCCAATCTTTTTAGATTGGGTTTTTTAGGTATACCTGATTTTTTTAAAATTCCTTTCTCTCTAAACTAAAAGAAGAGAGCAATTGCTCTCTTCTTTATACTTTCGTATGAATGTTTAGTTAGAAACTTGGAGTAAATCCAGTTGAATCTGAGCTTAATCCTCCACCAACTCTAGTAATAGTAATTCTATTGATGAATTTATGAATTCCTCTTGGGAAGTCTACACTAATATCAACAATCGCAGTATTAGCTTCAATTACTTCATTAGTATTATTCTCAGTATCAAATTGTACTGTATAGCCTTGAAGACCTCTAGCATTTACAACTGAGTCCATGTAGTTTTCTAATATTCCTTTAACTCTTAATCTTGTGATTTCATCATTAAAGTCAAATAAGAAATTAACTAATATTTGTTCAATGTCTCTTTCAATAGTAGATAGGTTATCTCTAATATGAGCATTGTTAAGAGCTGATTTAACTCTTTGGTATGCAGTGTTATTACTAAATACTGTAATTCCAAATCCTCTTCTTTTAACTATTAAATTATGACCAACTGGCTCTAAGAAATCTCTATCGTCATTTGTTAAATCATATTCTAATCCAACTACTTCTGGATCAGTGATAATAGCTCTTTTACCAGCAGTAATCAAGAAAGGTGTTCCGTTCTTGAATTTTCTAACATACGCGTTAGATACATAAGCTGCTGGTGGAACTGATTTAGTTTTACCGCCTTCTCTAATAAGCATGTTTGGCATTACAAAATATTCGTAAGATGACAATGGCACTCCATTAACATCTTCATCTGCAAATTTAAAGGTATAGCTTGGATTCAAACTTAAATTACCTCCTTTAGAAATATATTCTGTTGAAACTAATTTATTTACAACGTTAACAAAACTAGGGTCAACTGATTTTTCAAATTGTTCAAATGAAGGATCGTTTAATATCGCCATGACCTTTCCATTCATTGCTGCTATTTTTCCAAGATGATACTTAGAAGATTGAGATAGATCTCCTTCATAAGAATCTACTATATATCTATAATCTATAGTTTCTCTGTCTGAAAGAGCAGAAGGTATTGCTGTATATTTAAACAGATACTCTAATATCTCTTTTTGTCTATCTGATGTAGAGTTAGGTAACAATCCAGTTCTTATTTTGAATCCTTTCATACATTGTCCCTTTAAAGAACCTACAAAGTTTGCAATTCCTTTATATACGGATATTGTATTTCCAGTAGTGTCTAATCCATCTACTTCGTTTATGCTAGGTACCATAGTAGTAATAACATATTCTAACCTATAAGGGCTTAAATCTTCGCTTGATGTAATTGAAATTATCTTAAGCAGCCTAGGTCTTGAATCTCCTACTAATCTAGCTTTAATATAGTGATTAACTTTTAAAAATTCATCAATCTCTGCTTTTTCAGCAGCATTAGCTGTATTTATACCTAATACTAATTTATTAGGTTGTTGTATTTGATAATCAGTAAAATAATCAGTGTCAGTTAAATCAAATACCTTTTTAAAATCTGAACCTGAATCTAATACATATTTTATGTAGTCGTCTACGTTATTATACGTATTTACTGCGATTCTATTTAATAAACTGGAATCCTGATATGTGTAAATCTTAATGTAAGAATAATCATTTCCTCCAAGGTCTTGTATAAAACCATCTTCTATTTTAGAATAATAAGTGTTTACGCCATCAATAGATTCGTCTCCTGTTCTTAAGAAGCCATCTGTATATGCTTTATAAACTTTACTATCTTCAAAAGCTATTAAATAATCATCAGCAGCTGTCCATTTAATTAAACTACTTGTTGTTGCTCCAGTAAAATCATTCTCTGGCAAAGACAAATCTATTTTGTAAATAAGTTCCTTGTCTCCAGGTTTACTATAACTCAATATGTCTATTAAAGGTGTACTATCTGCTACAGTTCCAGATGGTTCAAAACCACCGTTGTCTATTGAATATACATCGTCTGAATCTAATTCATCATATCCATGTCCTATTGTATCAACTCTATGTGTTTCCATGTTGATATCGCTAAAATTGTCGTCTTCTAAGTCTATCAAATCTAATTTATCTGCGTCTAATGCACATAATAAACCGGTAGTGGCAAATAATCTATTTACTAATGAATCAACTGATGCAATAGTACCACTTTGATCTTTAAATTCTGGTATCAAACATCCTGTTACTCTAGCGATTGCTTGTACTTCTTGTAAAGCTAAGAATGAAGGTACTTGACTGTCTATCAATCCGCTTTCATCAAAGAATTGACTAAATAGAGCATCTTTTGATAATCTAATGTTATTAGACCAATCTCCATCTACTATGATTACTTCTACGAAATAATCTGAAATAAAATCGTCTGCGCTAACAAAATTAGGAAAGTCAATTGATTCTCCAAAACTAGCATACCATTCTTTAGCTGTTACATCAAATCCAGTAACGGTTGCTTTTCTAACCCACACCGTCATATTAGTGTTTCCTGTATTAGCAAAACTTAATATTTTATTTGATGCGATAGATGCGTTACCAAATGAACTAGGATTTAATATATAATCATCTCCTAATGCTAAGTTTTTTGATTTATTTAAGCTTTCATCATCCGCGAACCACAGTTTTCTCTTGTTAAAGAATTCAACTAGTGGATATTGATATGGTGCAGAGTCTTCATTATTAGAAGAAGATTCAGTATTATATGTTGTAAAGTAGGCTTTATCTAAGTTAGCAACAACGTCAGTGTCTGTATCTAAAGGCAGTACATTCATTGCAAAAACGGGACCTTCCCGTAATGCTACTTCTATTGTTCTATGAAAGTAACTTCCTTGTTTTTCTAATTGAGTATCTCTGTCTCCATATACTGCGTTTAATGTACGTACATCGTTTATTAATACCACTGTATTAAAAGGACCTTTTCTACTAGATCCTATGATTAATCTTCCTGTCGTAAGCGGTAGAGCTAGACCTTGACTTTGGTCTATTTCAACTGTATACACACCAGATGATTTAAAGTTGTTTAAGTTTAATACTTTTTCGGCCATTACTGATACTATATTTTTAATTATTTATCCAATATTCTAACTAATAAAATTAAAAATGCAAAAAAATAAACCTTTTGCAAATATTTAGTAAAAGATTATACAGTTTTAAAAAAATAAATAGTATGGCAAACTCAGACAACAAATGTTCAGATTTAGAAGTAAAGGATACATATACTGATGCAAAAGATACATTCGGTATGATTTACAATAAACAAAAGGAACTACAGCAACGATTAGGATTAGATTATACGAACCTTTCTCTACAGGAAATAGCAGAGTCTTGGATGGTAAATAAGCATGCAATGAGCGATGAATTAAATGAAATGTTTGATGCATTAGGCGGTATAAATGACGGTATAGGCTCATCTGCTTGGAAATACTGGAAAAAAGACCATTATAAATCAAGCGAAATGACTATTAAGGATTTATCAGATGAAGATAAATTAGAATTATATTACGAATGGATAGATGGACTTCATTTTTATATGAATTTTGCAATAGCAATAGGTATGACAAGTAAAGACATTGTAAATTTATACATGGCTAAAAACGCAGAAAATCACGACCGTCAGGATAGAGGTTACTAAAAAAATAAAAGATATGAAAATACTAGACGATAACGAACAAACAGGATCAACACCAGGTCCAACTAATAATCCATCGATCAACGCTCACTTAAAGGATGCTGAATGGCTTGCTTGCGAAAAATGTGATTGTAAAACGTTTGTAGAAGCAATGCAAATTAAAAAAATATCAAAGTTTTTGACAGGTTCAGAAAGAGATAGTATTGCACCTATGCCAGTAATAGCCTGTGCTTCATGTGGACATGTAAATGCTGAAATGCAGCCTAACTTATAAAAAATACATATGATAATAGGAAGCGAATATAATGAAAAAATACAATCTTTACTTATCTCATATATAAATGAGGCAGGTAAATGTTCTTTCATGAAGAAAAAGTTACATAGATCAGAACTTTTTAACTGGACTATTTCTAAAAATCCTACCGTAGATAAAAATTGGGATGGAAGATTTATTAAAAGAACACCTTCATCTGGAAAATGGTTAACTAAAGAACGAGTATTTGAATTAATTCAAACTAAATTTTCAAAAGAAGATTTAAATACTATATACGAGTCTGATTTCACTGCAAGTAAAGCATACTTAGATATTGAAATAGAATTAATAAGTGATGATTTTCCAGAAGCAGATAAAGCAGCAATGCCAGTTAATCTTATAACTTTTTGTAATAGTAATAACGATTGTTACGTGTTAAGTACTATGAAAGATCAAAATACAGGAGATCCTTTATCAATAGACGAACAAAAAACTATCAATGAAGACGTTCATACATATTTTAAAAATATAAAAAATACAAAGGAAGGTGATAGAAAAATACTGGATCAAACCTTTAATATAAATTATATACAATTTAGTACTGAGAAAGAAATGATGGAATGTTTTTTTCATAAAATACTTCCAAAAATACCTCTTATAACTGGTTGGAATGTCATAAATTTTGACTGGATATATTTAATGAATAGATGTAAAAATATAGGAGTTGATGCATTTTTAAACTTACCGAGTGAAAGAATAGTTTCAAGACATAATAAAGTTCCTATACATACTGCTGTTCTTGATTATATGGAAATGGTAATGCAAATGAAACCTTATAAAGTAATGGAAAATTACAAATTAGATTATTTTGCTAACCTTTCATTAGGTGTAACTAAACTTAAAAGCAATCATAAGTCAATGCGAGAAGCTCAAAAACATGTAGCTGAATTTACTATGTATAACATAATAGACGTATTAATAGTTAAAATGCTAGATGATAAACATGAATTACTAGATGTTGCTCTTAGTTTATCAAAAGTGGCAAGGGTTGAAATAAACAAAGTTTTTAACCCTGTTCATATAACGGAAACTTTAATATGCAGAGAATTTTTATCAAATGGAATGAGAATGGCAAAGGATGGAAAACCTGAGAATGCAAATAAGTCTGGTACTTACGCAGGCGCCTTTGTTATGCCTCCTATACCTGGACATTATGATTATGTAGCTTGTTACGATTTTGCCTCAATGTATCCTAATGTTCAAATGCAATTTAATATATCACCGGATTCCTTTTTAGGAAAAGGAAGTATTAAAAAAACAGGAACAGAAATACCTACAAAAAATGACACATTGTTTTCAGGAGAAAAGGATTCTGTAACCCGTGTCATATTAAATAGGTTATATAATAAAAGAGTAGAGACAAAGAAAAAAATGAAAACTCTGTGATAACATATACATATAATATAGACATTAATAATTATTTTACCTATTATAACGTAAGTTGTTCTTATGTAAATATTATACCTAAATATGAAATCAGGGAGATATGATAGGATTTCTAAAAAAAATATTCAATAAAAAAAATAAGAATAGTATGAATACTGAAAGATTAATAAGCTTAAAAGAAAACTTTACAGGTCAGCAGTTTCAATGGATAAAAACTCCAGATAGAAACTTACTTGGTAAAATAGTCAAATGTAGAGATATAGAACCGAAGGGAAGAGGTTTTGTAGCAACTTTTAATGATGGATCTAGTATAAACACTGAATTATTAAATAGAAATTTAATGATGATCACCGAAGGAATGCAACCTCTATCTAAATCAGAAGTACAAGCTATAGCAGGTCCCCCTGTTCCCACTAGCGTACCTAATTCCAATGAAACATTAAAAGCAGGTCCAACTGGAAGCGGGCCTATTCAAATGCCAGATAACTTGAAACAATTTCAAACGCCTCCTTCTCAAAAAATAACTGAACCTGCTAAAGACAAGGTAGGAGAAAACCCATATACAAAACAAACCCCTGTTCATGCAACAAATATGTTTAGCATGTTTAACGCAGACGAAACTACCTTAAATATTTCAGTTAGCTTAAAGTTACCTAATAAGAAACTTCTTAAGATGATGTATGAAAACGCAGATAATAAAGAAGTATTCTTATCTGATCTATCTCAATACGTTTATTCAAAGATAAATAATAACATAGTTAAAGAATCTCTTAAAAACAATTTAGTCCCACTTAAAAAAAAGACTAAAACTAACAAGACAACCGAAGTAACTATAACTGAAATAACAGATAATCATGAATAAAGAAGAAAATATCAAACAATTATTATATTCAAATGATGACAATCTAGAAGTAAATTGGATATCTCAAGGAAAATCTGGATTTCAAAGAACTAGCGACTCCAAAGAAGCTATTTCTATTTTATTATTTGACTTGACAGATGGAATGAAAATTAACAACATATATTTGTTAAATCAAGCGGACTATTTAAATGGAAAAGAATGTTCTTCATGCTTAATAGAAGACATTAACTATAAAATAGAAGACAATGAATACGATACTTTTTTGAGATGCATTCATAAAGATTTAAACATAAAAAAACCTAATGTAGATCATTGTTATTATTTAGGTAAGGTTAATCACAACATACCTTTTAAAAAGACATATAATGCATATGCTCTTTGTTTAAACGATTATATAAAATCTCCAAAGGGATTCAAATTAGATATCCCAGAAGGTGATATCAATGGAAATCATTATTCCTTGAAAAAAATGAAATTTTCAAGAGTAATAAAAGGCGAATGCGAAGACTCACTAGTCTTATCTAGTTGTATGCTTCTTCTTTCGTATTTATCTTAATACACCTTATATATGATATAATAATTCATAAGGAATTAAATAATGAGCGCGTTTATTTTAAATTTTAGTAAATAAGAATAAATGTATGAAAACCCACGCATCTTTTTTAGTACAAAAATAAAAATATAACAAACATGAGTAGAAGTACAGCAGATACATTAGCAGCTTTTAGTAAATTTAACGACAAGTTAGCAAAAGAAACAAAAGGAAGAGTAAAATTAAGAGGATTTTCTGATATAGATGAATTTATTCATACTGGAAATTATTTACTTAACGCTCAAATGTCAGGTAGCCTAAGAGGCGGATATCCAAATGCTAGAAGTTTAGGCGTATCTGGAGATTCTGGAACAGGTAAAACCTTCTTAGCGATGAACGCAGTTCATAACGCACAAAAACAGGGATACGTTGCTTTTTATATAGATTCAGAGGGAGCTTTAGATTCAAAAGACTTTGAAAACTTTGGAATAGATATGAGTCTTTTAAATTATAAAAGAATGGCAAAAATATCAGAAGTAAAGTTTTACATAAATGATATTATAAAAACAGCTGAGGCAAATCCAGGTTTAAAAATGATATTGGTTGTAGATTCTTTAACTCACTTGAACACAGATAAAGAAGTAAACGATATTAGTAAAGGAAGCAACGCTCAAGATATGGGACTAAGAGCAAAAGAGTTAAGAGCTCTTTTCAAATCATTTACACTAGACTTATCTAATTTAAAAATACCTTTAATTTTTACCGCCCATAACTATGCAGGACAGGATCAATATGCTGGAAAAACAATGTCAGGCGGAGGTGGTCCTTTGTATGCCGCTTCAGTAGTAATGATGTTGGCTAAAGGACATCTTAAAGATGATGAAGAAGATGAAAAAAAGAAAACTGGAGTAATAGTTAGATGTAATACCGATAAGAATCGTTTAGCTAAACCTGAAAGAATAGAATTCCATATAGGTTTTCACAAAGGAATGAATCCATATGTTGGATTACAGGATTACATTAGCTGGGATGCATGTGGAGTAGGTAGAGGAAGTGTTATATCCGAAAAAGAATTTAGTAAGCTTTCAGAATCAGATCAAGCACAGTGTAGACCTTTTAAAGAAGGAGATAAAGATGTATATTTTCAACCTAAAAAATCAGCACGAAACTATATAAACAAATGGACAGGCGATAGGATACCTTGGAGGGAAATATTTACAGAAAAGGTATTTACCGATAAAGTAATAGATGAACTTGATGAAAACGTAATAAAGCCAAAGTTTAAATATAGTTCTATCTCAGAAGTTTTAAAAGATGAATTAGAGGAATTAGAAGACTCTTTTGAAATAGAAGCTAGCGATGATTGAACTCAAAAAAAATCTTGAATTAAAGTATTATTTAAATATGCACTTAAATAGTGCTTTACTTGAAAAGGAATCTATATTGTTTGAGATAATAAATTACATATTAGAAAACAATACTAAAGACAAAGAAGTAACTTACAAAAATTGTAAATTTTCAACTAAGACTTTAAAATATATTTTTGGCGAAAGATTTGTAACTGATGAATCAAAAGATAGTATAATATACATGATAAAGGGATTGGTTGAAGATGGATACATAGACGTAAACTCTAAAACCTTCCATATATCTAAAAAAGGAATAGGTAAATTCTATAACATAACTGAAAAATATAAAGCATGATAGACTTCATAGAAAACATTGAGCTTCTTGAAAAAATGGTTTGGAACTTTGTTTTAAACCCAAATGCAGATGAAGATTTATTAAAACCTTCTAATTCCGAAGAATATCTAGATAAAAAAGATTTAATAAGTAAAATCAAAGCTAAATATTTTTCAAATGAAGATTTACAAGTTACTTGGAAGTATGCTACTCTATATTATAAAGACCATAAAAAAATACCTACTAAAAAAGAATTAAAAGTATTTCTAGGCCTTAAGAATGAAGAAATAGATCAATTAGTTTTAGACGAGATTTATAACTATAACTTGTCTGATCATAATTATAGTTTTTTATATAAGTATGTAAAAGCTTTTGTTTTGTTAAGAGGATTTAACATATTATTAATAGATATGTTAACTACTTTGAAAACTACTAACGTTAATCCTGAAAACATAGAACAGGTTATTGAAAGCGTTAGAAATAAAATGAACGATAAGTTATCTATTAATTTTGAAAATGGCAAGTCAGGGCTTAACTTTTTAAATCCAATGCACCACATTCAAATATCTAAAGAAGGTTGTCCATCAGGTTTTAAATTCTTTGATAAGACACAGGGAGGAGGTTGGAATGCAAAATCATTAGTTGTTTTTCAAGGTAGACCAAAAGTAGGAAAATCAATAGTTCTTGGAAATATAGCAACACGTTCTTTTCTAGCTGGAAATAACACAGGGGTAGTCACCGTTGAATTATCTGAAGGTAAATACATGAAAAGATTAGGTTCAAACATATTGGGTATTGAAACTATCAAATATGATGCCTTTACTAATGAAAAGGCAATGGCTATGGTTCAAGGAAAATTAAAAGAACTTAAAGATTCTGGAAAACAATACGGAGAACTTTTAATAAAAGAATTTGCAACAGGTGGCGCAACCGCTATTGATGTAGAAAATTACTTTATTAGACAGGAAAAAGAAATGAATAAAAAGTTTACCGTAATCGTTGTTGATTATATAAACTTAATGAGACCTATTACTGAACAGGGAGGTTTGTATGAAAAGATAAAAGTAATATCCGAAGAATTAAGAGGAGTTGCTATGAGAAATAAATGGTGTATAATAACAGCTACTCAAATTAAAAGAGATGCTATCGATGACTTTGATTTAGGAATGGATTCAGTAGCTGAATCTTTTGGGTTAATACATACAGTAGATGCATTATACGGGTTAATGCGAGGTCCTCTTGAATCAAGAATGAAAATAAAACTTATAGCAAATCGTGATAATGGATACGAAGAAAGTTATAAATTTTATGATATGAAAAAAGACTATATGAGATTAGATGAATCGTTTGGAGAAAATAGCGAATATTACAGCGATGATGACTCAACTAACAACATGGAAACTGAATTAAGAGATTCTTATAAAAATATTAACTCTGTTAAATCTGATGATATTGATTCTAATAACCAAGAGCACACGTCTACTAAGTTAGATGACTACACTGACTTGCTTAGTCAGATATAAAAAAGTATTGAATAATAATATGAAAAAAAAAGAAGTTGATTCTAAAGCTAAAAAAATAGCAGCCGCAGAAAAAAGAGAAGATAAAATATTTAATAATAGATATAATCAAGGAGAAGGTTTAAAAGACCCAAATGACTACGAATACAATAGAAATATACAGGTCGAAGCTAATTACTCTAAAAGTTATCTAAATGATTTGTATGATTATGAAAACAATGTCGAATATAAAATTTTTTTAGATCACATATTTAAAATAATAAAAGAAAACATTGAATTATCTAAAATGGTACAAGAAAAAGAAGGTACCAGAAATAAGTTCAACAAAGATGAAGTTAATTTTATTTTTGAAAAAGTTAGCCATGTATTAGAAACACAGAAAGAATACGAAACTTTTTCAAATCCTATATACATATTAGAAGCTATTTCTAATGTAACTGCAATGGACTATAAAAAAATATTTGATTTTTTAGAATACACTCATAAGGAACTTCTTTTATCTGAGCTTAATAAAAAATACAAATTCCTAGATTGGAAGATGAATAAGAATAACAAAATGTTTTAAATGATATCACTGGAAAAAATAAACAAAATATTCCTTTTAGGAGACCTTCACTTAGGCATACGTAACAATTCTGTAGAATGGGCTAATTCTCAAAAGTCTTATTTAATCGAGCATTTTTTAAATGACATAACTAAACATAATTTTAACGAAGATACCGATATTCTAATACAAGAAGGTGATTGGTTTCATAACCGTGAGCATACTAATAATAGAATATGGAGCGATTCTTTAGAAATATTAAGCGCTTTATCTAAAAAATTTAAACGTGGTGTTTATATTATTTTAGGAAATCATGATGTTTATTATAAAGATAATAATAGTATTCATTCTTTAAAGGGCATAGAAAAAATATTTCCTAATATACATGTATTTGAAAAATCTGAAATTCTAAGCCTTAATTCTATTCATAAATTTTTAATGCTTCCTTGGATAGAAGACGAAGTTAAAATAACTAAGGAAGTAAAATCTTACGTAGGAAAGGTTGATTATATAATATGCCATGCAGACATTAAAAACTTTAAATTAAATAAATGGGTAAAGTTACACTCTGGATTAGACACAAAACTATTAAGTAATTTTTCTAGAGTATTCTCAGGTCATATTCATATACATCAGGAAGACGGAAACGTATTATACACTGGAACACCTTTTGAATTAGATAGAGGTGATAGAGGTAACTCAAAAGGCTATCATGTAATAGATTTAATTAATGAAAATGGAAAAAGTAAAATATTAGAAACATTTGAAGAAAACAACTTTTCACCAAGATTTATTAAAGTAGACGCATTTGATTTATTAGATATGAAATTAAATGATATCAAAAGCATGTTTGATAACAATTACGTTGATATAATGATGCGCATAGATAAAGCTTCTTCTTTTCCTGTTACTAAATTTATGGACTTAGTAGAAGGTTTTAATTATAAAAAAATAGAAATAGCTACATACAATCCTACTATAAAAGAAAACATAAAAGAAGAAGAGAAAAGCATAGAAGAAATAAAAGATTATGATATACATGATATTTTTATAAAGTCTCTATCTGAGCGAGAATACCCTGAATCATATAACAACACTATGAAAATGTATTTTCAAAAATTAAGTGATAGGGTAAAAAATAAAGAAAAAAACTATGAGTAACCTATACAACTATAGAGCAAAGTTAGATAGAGTAGTAGATGGCGATACTATAGATGCTTTAGTGGATTTAGGATTCGATACTTGGAAAAAAGTTAGAATTAGAATGATGGGAATGAATGCTCCAGAATCTAGAACAAGAGATAAAGAAGAAAAGAAGAAAGGTTTAGCTGCTAAAAAGTATTTGCAAACTCTTTTAGAATCTTACGATTTTGTTTTTATTTTGAAATCACATGGAGTTGGAAAATTTGGAAGGTGTTTAGGTGAAATATTATTTGAAGATTCTGACATAAGCGCAAATCAAATAATGATAAACGAAGGACACGCAGTAGAATATCATGGAGGTAAACGAAAATAATATATGAAATTATTAAAAATAGCTTGGAGAAACATATGTTCATATGGAAATAAATTGCAAGAATTTACATTTTCAAATGATCCAGAACTAATATTAGTAGAAGGTAAAAATGGAAGCGGTAAATCTTCAATAAAAGAAGCCTTGACTATTTCATTATATGGAAAATCAGCAGTTAGGAAAACAAAAGACATACCTAATAGGGTTAATAAAAACGCCTATACGTGTATAGATTTCTTGTCTCCTTCTGGAAACAATATACGTTTAGAGAGAGGTATTGATCCTAATTATACGAATCTGACTATAGATGGCTCTTCTCATAACCTACCTGATAAACGTAAAGTAGATTCCTTCGTAGAAGATGAACTTTTAGATTTTCCATTTTCTGTTTTTTCAAACACAATAAGCTTATCGTTTGAAGATTTTAAGTCCTTTATAAAATTAACACCAACGGATAAAAGAAAAATAATAGATAGAATATTCGGTACAGACATTTTAACTGAAATGTCTAATCAAGTAAAAGAAGACTCTAAAGAAAGCAAATCTAACATTGCATTTATTGAGTCTGATATTGAAAGCAATAAGGAAACGTTAAATAAATCAAAGGAACAATTAGATATATTAAAAAATAGTATAACTAAAGAGAACACTGAGGAAATATCTACAAAGCTAAATGAAATAAGCTTAAAGAGCGTTGAAGTAAGTACTAATAAAAAAATACTAATTTCATTAAATAAAGATATTGAATCTTTGAAAAAAGAATCATCCGAAATTGTATCTATATACGCTAAGAACAGTGCTGCTTTAAGTGAAATAGCTAAAAAATTGGAAATATATGAATTAAGTAAATGTCCGCATTGTTTAAGTGATTTAACAGATAATGGTCATCATGAAATTAAAAAAGCAATATTAGAAAAACAAGATATTTTTAAAAAAAGAGTACCTATTTTAGAAAAAAAGATAAGCGAGGCCTCTGAAATTTTAAAACAACATCAACAGAATTCAGATTCGCACAAATCAAAAGTATCAAAGCTCAATTTAGACATAATAAACCTACAGGAAGCAATAGAAAACTTAAAGTCTAAGGACAACACTAAGCAAACGTCTGCTTTATCTAATATCATATCAAATATAGAGGAAAAGGTTACTAAGTCTAATGAAAAATTAAGCAAAACTATTAAAAAACAAGAAATTTTTACAGATATGTTAGGTTTCTTGTCTGATTCAGGTATAAAACAAAGCCTAATGGATAAAATAATGCCTGTTCTTAATTCAAAAATATTAGGAATTAGTAAAAAGTTAGACTTTAAATTTAGTTTTGAATTTGATAGCCAATTTAATCCAATTATTTCACATTTAGGCGAAGAAATAGCTCCCGATAGTTTATCAACTGGCGAACAAAAGAAAATGAATCTCATAGTACTTTTGGCTATGTTAGAATTAATAAAAATGAAGAATCATCAAATAAATGTATTATTTTTAGATGAAATTTTTAGTTCTTTAGATAAAGATAGCATATATAAAACAATAGAGATACTAAAAGATTTTTCAAAGGAACATGGTCTTACTGTTTTTGTTATTTCACACGACCCTCTACCTGAGGAGTTATTCAGTAAAAAAATAAGCATAGAAAAAACTAACTTTTTCTCTGAAATGACTATTACATCAGCCACAGAAGGTTAATTAAAACCTATAACTTATTTATTGTATAATATTTTATGAAAGTATATTCAAAAGACACGTTCGCAGAGTCATACAGACAACTATTAGCCGATTTAATGGGACCTAATGGTAAAAAAAGTGATCCTAGATCAACATCAACTAAAGAAATAATAGATGTATGTTTAGAAATAAAGAATCCAATAGATTGTCTTTATTCTAACAAAATAAGGTCTTCCCAGAAGAAATATATTGCAGCAGAATTAATATGGTATTTTCTAGGAAGAAATGATGTAGATTTTATAAGCAAATACGCTAAATTTTGGAAAACTATACAAAATAAGGATGGCACTGTAAATTCTGCTTACGGAAACCTAATATTTAAAGAAGAAAATAACCATATGTATACCGAGTATACATGGGCCCTTAAATCTTTACAAGAAGATATGAATTCTAGGCAAGCCGTTATGCACTTTAACAAACCTAGTCATCAATGGGATGGAAATAAAGATTTTGTATGTACTATGTATGCTAGTTTCCTAATAAGAAACAATAAACTTAGAATGTCTGTTAAAATGAGAAGTAATGACGTAATGTTAGGAATGCCAACTGACATTGCATTTTTTACTACTTTACAACAACAAATGTTAAACCATTTACGAAAAACATCGTATCCAGATCTTGAAATAGGAACATATTCTCATGTAGTAGATTCTATGCACATATATAAGCGAGATTTTGAAAAAGCGCTAGACATGTTGCATTATTCTTTTGAAAACGTACAAATGCCAGTATTGGATAATGATTTAATAGATACAAATGGTTTACCAACCGATGTTCTTAAAAAACTAGAGCTTTTACATGAATTTAATGATTTAGAAGATCATTATACTCCAAATGAATTAGATGGAAAAATAATCGATTGGATATATGTAAACTTGACTGGAATAAAAACAGCTAAACTATATTAAATGAAAAACAGAATTATTAGTATCTCAAAAAATATATTAGGTATGTTAGTTTTATGGTTCATCACGTCTCTAATAGGATATGGTACATATTACGTAACATTTGATGAAAAAATACTTAGTTATGGTAATTTCTTAGGAATATATGCTATTCTTTTACAGATAGTTATTATAATTATGGTAAGCATGAAGAACGATGACAAATAAAGAAAAACAATACCATATAACATACTTGAAAATGGCGTTGGTTTGGTCAACTCTATCTAAAAGTAAGCGTAAAAAAGTTGGCGCTTTGGTTGTTAAAGGAAATACTATCATATCCGATGGATTCAATGGAACTCCTACGGGTTTTCCAAATGATTGTGAAGATATTGATGGAAATACTCATTGGTATGTTTTACATGCAGAAGCAAATGCCATTTTAAAAACAGCAAGGTCTACTCAGGACATAAGCGGATCTACTTTATACGTAACCCTATCTCCATGTAGAGATTGTTCTAAGTTAATAATACAATCAGGTATTAAAAGAGTGATATACATAGAAGATTATAGGGATTTAGATGGAATTAAAATACTTAAATCATCAGGTGTTGATGTACTAAAAATAAGCGATTTATAGAAATGGAAAACACAAGAACGTTAGATGTAGTATTTATAAGAGAGTTTAAGTTTTTTATAAAAAAGTACAATAAAAAACAAAAAGAAGATTATCTTTTAAATGTAAATAAAATCATAAAAGATAAATTTAATACTAAGTTCTTAGTTCCAAATCCCGTTCAATCTTTTTTACTAAACTATGAAATAAAAAAGTTATTAGATAAAGCTATTAATATCAAGAACCAAAAATATAATAGGATAGTGTTCTTAAATTCTACTATAACATTTGGAGGAATTCAAAATACTATTGAATTTTTAGATAAAGAATACTTGAATGTTAAATTTAATTACATAATGATAGATCCTAAAAAAGATTTTGATGAAAGCTTGTTTGATAAATCTAAATTAACATTTTTAAGTTACTGACCGCATCCAGGACCTTCACTATAACAATCAGGACCTTCTCCGTATTTTGCTATTATTTCTCCTAAATCTTCCATTTTATTCTTTGGATTAGGGTTGTTTCTTCTTCTTGGCGGATTTTCTGGACCTTCTTCTACATCTGGAATAACTTCTATTTCTTCTTCTGTATCTGGTTCAGCTGTTTCTAAGTCTCCAATTACGTCAATTGCTAATATAGCTTCTGCCTGTTCTCTGGATATTCCCATATAATCCATTAAGTCTTGAACTGCTCCTTCTAATGACATATCATTTTTAGGATTAGGATTAATTCTTCTTCTCGGTGGATTTTCTGGACCTTCTCCGGGAATAACTTCTGGTTCTTCTGTTTCTATTTCAGGCTCTTCTGTTTCTGGATATGCCATATCAAAGTAATTCTCTGATATTGAATTAAACTCCTTAAAGCTATTACATTTACCTTCAGACATTGCTTCTTTTCTAGCTTTTTGTAATTTTTCTAAAGCTGCGTTTTCTTCTTTAATTACTTTCTCAACATTACTATTAATGTCTACTGATTTTTTAATAGATCCTTCTAAATCTTTAGATTCCGATATAAACTCATTAAAACTAGGTAAAGTTGATTCATTAGTGTCATCCCATTCTCCTACTTCAACTGTTGCTACGCCAGTTATATATGGATCAGGATATGTAACCGGTTTCTCTCCTTCTTGTTTATATACAAGGTCATGACTCATAGCTTTATATGTAGAGTTATAATGAGGATTCTTAAAAAGAGGATCCCTTTTTACAACTCTTCTGTAATCTTTAAGTTTATCCGATTCAGATGTTTTTTTACCATTAGCATTTTTATCATATATTAATGAATCGTTTCCACCAAATCCTGGTTTTTTAAGATCCATATATTGATCAAAATTATAAACATCTCTTCTATGTACGTCAAATATATCCATTTTTAATAATAAGTTTTTCTATACTGTAATTGCTCCTATTCTAGATTCTCTAAAAGAATCGCATTGGAAATTAGCACTTAATTTATACAAGCCGTCTGATTTGTATTCTAAATCCATTACAGTAAGTGGATTGTACAAAAACGCTGGGCTAAAATTAAATTCTCTAAATATTTCTTGAGCTTTATTAAAGATAACCACTTTAATAGATCCAATATAATCTTTTTTAAGTCCTTGTCTTCCATTAAGAGGATCAAATGTTAAATCTCCCCATGCTCTCATCATGTTATATACATACGCATCATTCTCATCGTTCAAATTGACTTCAAAATCAATTTTAAGTTGTGCATCCGTTGCTTTAGGTTGACCTGCTGCAAACGTACGTTTAGCGAATTTATAGAACTGCTCTACGGTACCAACACCTGTTAGTTCAGGAAGTCCTGTTATTTTAGTAACATGTTCAACTAGTAATCCATCATTAGTTCCTTGTATAGAACTTGGTAAGTTAATGATTACTTCGAACTGATTTAAAAATATAGGTTCGTAATAATTAGTAGCTGCTGTGGAATTATCAAAATGTGGTAAGCCTGCCATAATTGTGTAAATTATTTTATTTTATTTATCTTTTTTTACTCAAGGTTTTTTTTCATTTCAATAGTGTCCTTGTCAATTTTACCATTGGATGTTAGTTTATCTAATTGCGAAGTTAACAGCTCTTGAGAAGCGTCTTCGTCACCTGACCATATTTTTTGAGTTTCAACAGCATCACCTGTGAATTTTAATATTAAAGACGGTAGAACCAATTCAACAAGTGAATTTTCTACTTTTTTATCTACTCTATCATATTCCTTGATATTAGATATATTAATAGGAGTAGAACTGTCTATCTTAATATTTGCACCATTACCTGAAACGTTTAATCTAACGTTATTCCAGTTATTTACAGTTTGATTTTCTAAAGTATCTACCATGTGAGTAGAAGCTTTTAGTACTATTTTAGGACTTCCTGAATCTAAAGAAGATGCAACTCCTCTAAAAACAAGCCTATTAGTCGTTATATTGACTTTAAATGAAGTTTTTTCAAAATACTTTTCAGTAGATTCTTTTATGATAGTATCAGTTATATTTTGATCTATACCAGATGACATAGAAGATATTTCCAAATCATAATCCTTAACTAATTGTTTTTTAATAAATTCAGTTAATAGATCTAGCTTTTGTTTTAATAAAACAGCTTCACTTAATATGTAGTATGTTGAAGTAGCAGTTGCTTTTTTAAAATTCAGATCTGGAAATACGTCAATTTCATGTATTTTAGTATCGACTGTGTATTGTTCAAATTTTGTTATACCGTCTACTATATTCCAAGATATATCATGGCTTAGTATAACCTGAAAGATCACGCCTCCGTCTTTAGCACTTACATTTTCATACTCGTAAACTTTCATTAATGGTTAAATTATTTAGCTAAACTATCTCGTGTTTTAGTATAGTTTTTCCAAAGCTCATTATAGATATCACATGATGCTCCTAAGAAATTTATAATACCTACGTATTTTCTTTTATTCTTACCATCCATCTTAGCTATTTTCTTTCCTAGTTTTTTCGCATCATTAGTGGTTAGTTCCTCATCTGGATCTTTACCTACTAGTTTTTTAAGTGCGCCTTTCTTCTCAAGAATTGCAAAGTCTTTAAAACTTAAAGCTCTTTTATTCATGGTAAATGTATTATTTTTTCTTTCCGTTCCCTACTACTTTCTTACTTTTAGCTTTAGCTAAAAACGCTTTAGTATATCTCTGAATAGAGTCTGTTCCTTTTCCTTCAAGTTTAGCTAAATCTTGACCTACTTTAATTCCACCTTCATCTTTTTGAGCAGTGTTACCTTTAGTGGCGTATTTAGCAGAAGCAGCGTTAGCTGCAGCCATGAATTGAGCGTGGTTCATTACAACATTCTTCTTCATCTTAGTGTATATTATTTTTAGTTATTTATCTATAAAACAACTGGTCTTTTTATAGACGGATTGGATTATATACGTTATTTATTTAGTATTATATACCTATAATATAAAAACCAATCGTATTTTATTAGTAAAAAAAAAATATGAAGAAAAAAGAATTAGCTACTAAGTATCAGAAATTAACTGATATAGAGCATGTATTACATAGGCCTTATATGTATGTAGGGTCTACTAAGGCTCATACAGGAGATCAACATTTGTTCGATGGAGTAAATGTTGAACTTAAAGAAGTTGTATATAATCCAGGCTTTATTAAATTATTTGATGAAATATTATCTAATTCAATAGATGAACATAGAAGAAATAATACAATAAATGAAATAAAAGTAACCTTCGACTTAGATAATAGTAGCATTTCTGTTTGGGATAATGGTGGAATACCGGTAAAAAAACACCCTGAGCATAAAGAATGGATACCAGAAATGATATTTTCAAATCTTAAAGCCGGTAGTAATTTTGACGATACCCAAGATAGAAATGTAGCAGGTACAAATGGCGTAGGTTCTACGTTAACTAATATATTCAGTACTAAATTTGTCATAACTACATGTGATGGCACTGATAAGTTTCAACAAGTATTTAAAAATAATATGAATACTAGAAGCAAACCTAAGATAACTAAAGCGTCTAGGGGTTTTACTGAAATTACGTATTATCCAGAGCTTTCTAGATTTAACATGGGTTCTATAGATGAAAATACTCATCAAATACTGTATAAGAGGTGTTTAGACGCTGCTGCGTGCAATCAAAAACTAAAAATAAAAGTAACTACTTTAAAAGATGGAAGTAAATTCACGAATGATCTAAGGTTTAAAAAATTCGAAGACTACATTCAGTTATATGTTAAAGATGCAGAGTATTTTTATGAAGAATCTGAAAACTGGAAGATAGGCTTTGCAAAATCTAAAGATGGCTTTAATAATGTGAGTTTTGTTAACTCAGTTCACACAAAAGACGGTGGAAATCACGTAGATTATATATCAGATCAATTAATATCTTATTTACGTGAAATGATTCACAAAAAATATAAAGTTGCAGTTAAACCTAATGATATTAGGAACCATTTATATGTATTTATAGATAGTACTATCATTAATCCAGCTTTTTCATCACAAACCAAAGAAAAACTAATAACTGAAAAGAAATACTTTAAAACTTCACATGAAGTAAGTGAAAAAATAGCAAAACAGGTTTTTAAATCAGAAATAATACAATCCGTTTTAGATTGGGTAGAAAGAAAAAAATTAGCAGAAGAAAGGGCTGAGCTTAGAAAACTAAATAAAAACCTAAGTAGCTCTAAGGTTTTAAAACTAATAGATGCTAAGAAAAAAGGCAATAGAAACAGTTGTATATTAGGTATATATGAAGGATTATCTGCACTCAGCGCCGTTAGGAAATTTAGAGACTCTCAAACAATAGGAGCTTTTCCACTTAAAGGAAAATTTTTAAATGTTAGTGAATTGCCTAACTCAAAAGTAATTCAAAACGATGAGGTTAAAGATTTAATGGCTGCATTGGGTTTAAAACTAGGAGAGGAGCCCACTGCTCTTAGATATGGTAAAATATACATATATACCGATGCAGATCCTGATGGAGATTCTATAGCTTCTCTTTTGATAAATTTCTTTAATAAATATTGGCCAGAATTGTTTGAAAAAGGAGTTATTCATAAAGTAATGACACCTATTGTAGTTGCAAAAAGAGCAAATAAGGTTTTAGAATTCTACTCAGATGAAGAGTATAAAAAATGGTCAACTAAAGAAAAATCGTTAGGTAAATGGAATATAGAATACAAAAAAGGTTTAGCATCACTAGAAGATACTGAATATGAAGAGATAATAAAGAATCCAAGGGTTATTAAAATAATAAACGATAAAAACTACAAAGAAAGTCTAGATACTTGGTTTGGAAAAGATTCAAGTCCTAGAAAAGTTAAAATTTTAAATATAAATTAATATGAATAAACAAGAAAAAAAACAAGATTTTAAGGAAATAGTGGAATTATTAATATGGTCCTATAAACAAGGGTATATGCACGCTGGAGCCGTTTTAAAAGACACTATTCCCGATGATAAAAAATTAGCAGAAATGTTTGAAAAAGCATTGGCGGAAAAAGAAAAATAATGGAAAAAACAGTAACTGAATACTTAGATCAAGATTACGGAAATTATGCAAAGTATGTAATTGAGCATAGGGCTATTCCATCTGTTATAGATGGATTTAAACCAACTCAACGTAAAGTCATACATATAGCTTCCAAAGTATGGAAGGGTTCTAATAATAAACCTTTAAAGATATTTCAATTAGGTGGAAAAGTTGCTTCTGATGCAAATTATCATCATGGAGATGCTTCTCTTTCATCTGCTATAGTTGGAATGGCACAGAGTTTTAAAAATTCAATGCCTCTATTAGATGAAATAGGGCAGTTTGGATCACTGAGGTCACCTGAAGCAGGTGCTCCTAGGTATATTTCAACTAAACTAAATGAAAACTTTAAATTATTATATAAAGACTTTGAATTACTTGATTCTAGATACGAAGAAGGAATAGAAATAGAACCAAGTTTTTTTTTACCTATAATTCCAACAGTTTTATTGAATGGAGGATCCGGAATAGCAGTCGGTTTTGCTACAAATATATTAAATAGAAATCCAATAGATCTTATAGATTCATGCATAAAAGAATTGTCTAATAAAAAATATACTGAGCCTAAACCATGGTATAGGGGTTTTACAGGAAGCTGTGAAAGAGATGAAATTAATTCTTCTACTTGGATATTAAAAGGTACTTATGAGATTAAAAACACGTCTACTGTACATATATCTGAACTTCCTCCTTCGGTTACTTATGAAAAATACGACAAATATTTAATAAGTAAGGAAGAATCTAAAGAAATATCTACATATGACGATAATTCAAAGTCTAATATAAACTATACTTTAAAGTTCAAAAGAGCAGATCTAGATAAATTAGTTAAAACTAAAAGGTTAAATAGATTCTTAAAAATAGAAGAGAGACAGTCTGAGAATTTAACAATGTTAGATGAAAATGGTAAACTTAAGATTTTCGATAATGTAAAAGATATTATTAAATATTTTATAAATTTTAGATTAAGTTATTATGACAAAAGAAAGGATTATTTAATAAAAACACTAAAAGAACAACTAACAGTTCTTTCAAATAAAGCAAGATTTATAAAAGACATTATTGATGGTAAACTTATTGTAAACAATGCTCCTAAAAAATCCATTATAATTTATTTAGAAGCAAATAATTTTGATAAGACTGATGGTTTTTATAATTATCTATTATCTATGCAAATATACACACTTACTAAAGAAAAGTATGAAGAACTTCTTTCTCAAGAAATAGAATTAGAAAAAGAGCTAGATATAGTTAAATCTACACTACCTATTGATATGTATAAAAAAGATTTAGGTGACTTAAAAAAAGTAATAATAAAAAACCAATAGTAACATGAAAGAGTTTGGAAAAATGAAAATATCAGAAGCAATGCCATATTTAAAATCAGTAGCTAAAGTTTACAATTTAAAATTGAATAAGCTTAACGAATTCAAAATGGCAAAGACTATATTAGCCAATTTATATTGTAATAACTTTTAATTAAAATTTTAGTATAATAATTGCATGAAAGAATTATTTTTACTTAGAGGTATTCCTGGATCTGGAAAATCAACAGTTGCTAGATCTATCGGAGGAACACACTTAGAATCCGATATGTATTTTATAGATTCAATCACCGGAGATTATACTTTTAATCCAAATAAATTAAAAGAGGCACATGAATGGTGTCAAGGATCGGTATTATCCTTTATGATTGCAGGAGAATCCAAAATAGTTGTTTCAAATACGTTTACTCAAGAGTGGGAAATGAATCCATACTATAAAATAGCAAAAGATAATAACTACATTGTGCATTCGTTAGTAGTTGAGAATAGACATAATGGAGTAGACACACATAATGTCCCAAAAGAAGTGCTATATAACATGCAAGAAAGATTTGAAATAAAATTAAAATAATATGAAAATAGGCATTACATGTTCAACATTTGACCTTTTACATGCAGGTCATATTAAAATGCTAGAGGAAGCTAGAAGTCAATGCGACTATTTGATATGTGCACTTCAAACTGATCCAACAATTGACAGGCCTGATACTAAAAATAAGCCTATACAATCTTTAGTTGAAAGATTTATTCAATTAGAAGGTTGTGTTTATGTAGATAAAATTTTACCTTATCAAACTGAAAAAGATCTAATTGATATCTTTAGTTCATTTGAACTTAATGTAAGGATTATAGGTGGCGAATATTTCGGTAAGGAATTTACTGCAAAAGATATTTGTAAAAAAAGAAATATAAATATATATTATAATAAAAGAGACCACGGTTTTTCTACCACTGAATTAAGAAAAAGAATTAAAAATAATCCCTAGTTAATGCTAGATGAAAACCAAGTCGCTAAAGAAAAAATGCTTTTAGCAAAATTATATGAATGTCAAGACCTAATGGAACATCTATTAAATGAAGGCACCGCAGATAAACACTACTTTCTTATTGAAATACTTATAAAGCGTTTAGAACTACACCTACAACATAATCATGATTTAATGTAAATATGAATAATATCACATCTCTACTTTACGGTATATTTTTCTTTGTACTCGGTCATATAGCCGTTTTTATACAAATAAACGGTCAATTCAAATGGAGTTGGTTTCAAAAAAATGAATTGATATTAGCTTTATTTGGTGTTCCTATTTCGTTTCTTTATATATGGGGAACTAAGCACACAGTGACTGCAATGGATGGAGTACTATGGCCAACTAGATTCATTGGATTTGGAATAGGTATGGTAGTTTATGCGATAATGGTAAATTACTTTTTTAATGAAGCATTCACTTTAAAAATATTCGTATCGCTATTATTGTCAATAGCTCTTATTTCAATTAATGTTTTTTGGAAGTAGTTTATTTGCTAGCACTGGCTTTTCTAAGTGTAGATTTTTCAGAATCAGTTAAACTAGACCATCCCGTACTAGATAGTTTATCTAAAATTATATCTATTTCTATTTGATTTTTAAATTGCTTAGGCTTGGGTTTACTGTAGCTTTTAAACTTAATTGGCTCTGGTTTTTTCTTAAGTTCATCGTGCATCATATTATTTACGCCGTCTATGTTGGATATATCTTTATCATTTACACTTTTTCTTAATGATTCTAAATGGCTTTTAAAATATTGTCTAGACATTTTAGGATAAATTGCTGTCGCTTGTTTATAATTTTTTACCCCGTTTGAGTCTAGTAAATGTTTAGATTTAATGATAGCTAGCCTGTCTGCTACTAATTCAATATTCATTAGTAAATCAACAGCTTTTTCTATATCTATATTTGAATTATACGAGTCCCACATTACATCTTTTCCATATTTAGAATATTGATACTGATGAGACACTTCATGAAGTATTACATAAAGAGCATTTTCAATAGGTCTACTTAATATCTTATCTGCAATCACACATTTATCAGTTTTAGATATACCAGAAGCCCCGTATAATGTATCGAATCCTATTGCTTCGCATCCTGATTTTACTATATAATCTTTTAAATCATCTATTACATTATGATGATCTTTAAAAGTGTCTTTTAAAGTCTTAATAAATTGTCCTAATCCTTCTACGTTAGTTTTAGATTCAAACAATGAGAATGGTTTTATAAAGTTTTTCATAGATAATAACTATTATTTATTATTTATTATTTATTTAAACTATTTTACGGTATAGTGTATAATATTATAAATTATTAGTATAATATAACTATGAAAAATCTAGGATACTGTTGTATAAATTTATCTCTTAAACCTAATGGCGTATCTACTAATAGAGGTATGATCAAGAGAACATTTCAAGAAAAAGGTTTACCTTACGCTAGTGAATTATCTTTAAAGAATATACTTGATTTAAAGAAAATACTAGAATGGAATGTAAAACATGACATAAAAATATTTAGAATGTCAAGTAGCCTTTTTCCATGGATGAGCGAATACAAATTTTCACAGCTACCTGATTACAAAGCTATCAAGAAAGCCTTACGCGAAGCTGGGCAATATGTACTAGATAATGATTTAAGAGTAGGGTTTCACCCAGGTCAATATTGCGTACTTCCTTCGCCTCATCATAGAGTAGTTGTTAATAGTATAAATGATCTCGATAAACATTCTGAAATATTAGATTTAATGGGTCTTCCTAAAAATCATAAATATAGTTTAAATATTCACGTAGGTGGTACTTATGGAGACAAAAAATCTTCTATAGAAAGGTTCATAGAAAACTTTAAAAAGTTATCTAAATCTACTCAAGCTCGTCTTGTTATAGAAAACGATGATAAGGCTAGTCAATATAGCGTAGTTGATTTATACGAAGGTTTATACAAACATATAAATATTCCTATTACATTTGATTTCTTTCATCATTTATTTTGCACAGGTGGTTTGTCTCAAGAAAAAGCTGCTAAACTAGCGGCCTCAACGTGGCCAGCTAATATACGTCCACTTGCCCATTTCAGTAGTAGTAAAAAACTCAATGAAGACACTTCTGTTATGGAAAGATCTCATGCAGATTATTTATATGACAGTATACCTCAAATAGGTCAGCTTTTTGATATAGAAATAGAAGCAAAATCAAAAGAATTAGCGCTATTTAATTATGTAAAAGAGTCCCATAAAATGGAACTTAGGCCTACATTAGAATCTAAATCATTAGATACATCTTTAAAATTAAACCTATAATAACATGAGTGAAGAGAGAAAGATCATTTCTGAAATAGTAAAAACAGTGCTTGATAACCCAAATTATGCAGATGCAGGTAAAGAATTACATAAATACGTAAATAAACACCTAAGCTACAGAAAAGAGATTATTATGCAATATAGAAAACTAGACAAAAACAGCGGGAAAAGTGAAGTTTAAACAAAATAGAGGAGAATTTAGCTATAGCAATAGGAAATTTTTTAATAAGAAGAAAAAACAATCTATATTAGGAACTAAACCTGTTAAAAAATCTAAGGAAAATATACCATTGGGAGAATTCTCAAATGAAACTGATAAGGACATTAAGAAAATGTTAAATGGTTGGTATAAACCAAATTGGCTCCCTTCCGTAGAAACAGCTATTAGAAAAGGACAAAAAATAGAGGCCATAAAAATATTTAAAACAAAAGAGGATCTACGATTATCACATGCTAAAAGCACAGTAGATACATATATTGAAACTGGTAACTGGCAGCACTATCTCTTTTTAAGAAGAGGCAGATTAGATCAAGCGTTTATAAACGTAACAGGTTGCACTATTGAAAAGTTTGAAAAAGAGTATCATCTTAATAAAGAAGAGGCAGACCGTACATATGCAGATGCAAATCAACCTTTATTTACCATAGATACAGTATTAGCTGTAGCTCACGAATACGTAAATGTAATTAGAAAGGATTCCAAATACTAAAAAATATTAAAATGAGAAAGACACTGCAAAAAATAGCATGGAAAACAAATAAGTGGTCTATTAAAATAAGTCTACTTAATATTTATTTAGGTGGAGATAATCATAAATTTGGATTTCAAATACTTAACATAGATAACTCGCGTTCCTTTTGGTCTGGATCTTTATTTGAAATCACTTGGTATTTTCCAACAGTTACGCATGCTGGAGAACTAATAATTGATATTTTATTTTTATTTAAAAAATGGAATACTTGGTGCATTGATATGGACGAAAGAGTTTTATGGGGCTCAGGTCTCAGCAAATGGGAAAGAGTTAATAGATATGTTCACAATAAATTAAACCAATTAAGATGAGTAAAGGAGAAATAAAACAATTAGCAGAAGAAATTAGTTTCAGATTATTAGCTACAAGAAAACATCCAGAACATGAATGGTTAATCAAGAGATTAAATAAGGCTATTAATGAAAAATCAAAAGAATATGAGTAGAATAAACACAATGGGTATAAATCCCAAAGACGGTGATCCAGTGGAGGTATGTTATGGATATGACAGTGTTCCTGGATTCACCTCAGGTTACTTTTTTCAAGTCTTTAGTAGTAATGAAGAAGACATAGCAAATGATCCCTCGGGTGAAGGAATGATTGTTAATGAAGGTTTCCTAGAAGGAATATCTAAACAACAATTATTGTCTATAGCTACTAGGTACTCGGTTACTTTAAATTTTAAAAATGTATGATAGGTTACTTAACTCAAACTAAGCAACAGAGGCATGTAAAAGGGGTAATTAAAAAACTACTTAAGAGGTTTCCTCCTCATGGAAAAAAACACACTTCTTTTCTTTATAAATTGCTTGAAGAGAGACTAATAAGTTCTGAAATGGCCGTTGTCTTAACTCATATAATAGAAAATCCGGATATCAAATATAAAATATTCTCCAATGGTACGTTATCTATAAATAAAAAAAGGGAATCCGAAGATTCCCTTTAATATTATAACTTCTCGGTTAAAATTAAACTGAAGCGTTAGAAGGAGCTGCTCCACCTGTAAGTGTAGCTAAATCTCCGATAACGTCCATGTTAACATACTGAGTTTCTGGATGCCATCCAGCTTCAGTGATTGCGTAACGTGACTTCATTCCAATTTTTGGTGAGAAAGTACCTTCTGAAATAGTCTGTAAAGACTCAGCCATAATATATGGTAAGAATTTAACACCTGGTTCTTCGTCAGATCCTTTACGTCCGATAGTAATTCGAGAATCACCGAATCTTAAGTTAGGATCAACGTATACTTGAACACCATAGACTTTACCAGCTGGGTATAAGTTACCAGCAACACCGCCCATATCAGATGGAGCTTGTGCAATTGAGTAACCAGCAACATCAGCTAATGCAGATGCAACTCTACCGTTAGTAATCATGAATGTACCAGCACCGAATCTACCTCTATGGTAAATTAAGTTTGCTAATTCAAGAACCTTAGTAACTAATCTTCTTTGAATTGTAGATACGTTTTCAAAACCACCAACACCAGCGTTTAAGTCTAATGTAGTAATTCCAGCACCTTCAACGTTAGTTACTTCCGTATTATGGTCAGCAGCTAAAGTAAAGATTCTGTCAACTAATCTTTTGTTGATAGACTGTGCAAGTTCGTTAACTGCAACGTTCTCTAACATAGAGATTACGTCGAAGTTCCAAACTCGGTTAAGATCTTGAATCTGCTCAACAGATGCTGAGATAGATACTTGATCACCTTTTGCTTCAACAAATTTAGTAAACATTCTAAGACCCATTTGTCTGAATCTAGATAGTTCTCCTTGCTCTCTTGACATTGAGTCAGGAATCTGACCGTTAGTGTCTGTAAAGTAAGGTCCAGTGAAATCTTCTGTTGCATAATTTTCATCAGCAACTGAAGTAAATCCTGAGATATGGTTTTCTAAAGCTGAAACTAAAGAAACACCTACTGAAGTAGTAGCTGGATCTAAGTCAATAGCTCCTAAACCTGCTGCTGCGGCACCACCACATGCAGTCATTGTGTTACCAGTGTTGATTAAATCAGCTGTAACATTTACAGCGGCACCACCATCATCAAGAACTTTAAGGATCAATTGACCATCAACTCTTGAGAATCCTACAAATCTGTATGTACCAGCGGTAGTACCACCAGCGAATACAGTATCTGCAGTATCAATAGCAGGAACTGTTGCGAAGTCATCAACTGTGATTCCTTCTAATTTAACCATATATGGTTCAAAATCTGTATCTGTTCTACCACCGGCATATAAATAATCCAAGTAAGGTAAGAACCCAACCGGAGAATCCATAGGAACAACGGGAACAAGATCAAATCCGATCGTTTTTGCAGCTACTTGAATAGCAACTGGAAGTAACGATGGAAACTTATCTCCAGAACCAGAATCGGCATACGAACCTTTAACACCAGCATCTGAAAAAGGTGTCTGACCAGGTGTTGGAGCAACAGCGTTACCCATACCTAATACAGAACCTGGTTGTTGAAAAAACAACCCAGGTGCAGTTTGCTCAAAGAGAGGAGCGCTATTATCAAAAATAGCATGGTTATGCGCATATTCTGCTAACCATTCTTGTCTCCCACTATCAGCTGTTACACCATGGCTTTCAAGCATTGGCTTCCAAGTATCGAGGATTCTAGAATCTGAAGTACGTTTAAAAACTTTTGTACGTGACATTTTCTAATTGATTTTTTTTATTTTTTGCGGCTTTCCGCATTTCTCATAAGAGAATCTATATAAGTCTGAGAGTAACCTCTCGTCATATCAACTACCCGGTTTACTGGGATTGCACCTTCTGTACTTTGGCTCTCGTTGATTTGTTGTAATTTTCTATTTGCTTTTTCTCTTTCTACTCTTTCGTTAACTCCTCTGAAATCTATTTCATCCCAGAAAGATTTAACTTGATATGGAGTGTTCAAGTTGTAAAGTTGAGTTTTAGTATGAATACGATTCTGTTCAGCTTCGTTCATATTACCCCAATCTGCTTTGTATTCGTTTGGCATATATTTAATATGATTAGGAATAGCTTTATTAACGTTTTCAACAATTGCTGAAATAATACTTGTTACATCAGCTTCGTTAAACCATACTGAAGCGTTTGTTGCTTCAACAACGGCTTGTTTAATGTTAGTATCTAAGTTATAGAAAGCGTCTTTCTTTTCTTGAGACAATACTTTTAAGAAAGGATATTTATTTTCTAATACAGCTGTTGCTGAGTTATTCTTTACAGTTTTTATTACTTCGTCAATTCCTTGAGTGATCGTTTCAATCTGCTGACTTTCATTTAATCCAGATACTTTATTTAGTAATCCTTTATTAGATGAAAACTTTCCACTGTTTAAAGATTCTGCAATATATTCAGCATAACTAATCCCTTTTGAAGATTTTTCAGCTACATATTCAACATATTCTCTATTTAATTGTGAATTTTCAGCAATATATTCAGAAAACTGAATTCCTTTATTAGCACCTTCTGCTACATATTCAGTGTATTGAATACCTTTATCTACTTCTTCAGCTAAATATGATTGGTAATTAATACTCTTGTTTAAGTTCTCTTTTAAATAATCTTGGTAATTAATGCTCTTATTTAGATTTTCACCTAAGTAATTTTGATAATTTAAACTTTGATTAAGTTTTTCTCCTAAGTAATTTTGATATTCAATACCATTATTAGTAGTTTCAGCAACATGCTCAGTATATTTAACTGACTGATTTAATTTACTTGATAAATAATCAGTATATTTAGTTAAATTCTCAACTTTCTCAGCTAGGTAATTAACATATTTTCCCACGCCTGATGTTGGTGAAACTTCAACTGAATTAGTTTCTTTTGAAACAGATTCATTAACTGTTTTAAGAGCAGCCATTTCGTTTTGAATAGATTCAAATTTTTCTTTAACTATCTCAGTATAATGATTCATATCATTTTTATTAACATACTCGTTCATTTTGCTTTTATTATTTTGATTGCTTAAACTATTAGCTAGCTTGTTATTATTTTTGTTATTTATCTTGTAAAATTTATAATTATTTGAAAAATTTAAATTTTCAGATATATCTTCTAATCTTTCTTTATTTATAAAGGAGTTTTCTTTTAATAAACTGTAATTTTCAGTTATCATATCGAAATTAGTCTTTAAGGATTCATTCACTGTTTTCTTTAAAACTGCTTCGGTAAATCCAGGCTCAGCAACCAGGTCATATGTAAAAATTCTATGAAGTTTTACTTTACCTTCATTTAGTACTTGTCCTGCTGCTCTGGAAGAAACTGATATATTAACACCTCCGTCGATAAGAGCTTTAGCTATTTTACCATTAGGCGTATTTTCTAAAATTCTAAGCTTAATGTTTACTTTATCTCCTCCATCATGTGTTAATCCTTCTATTATATGAGAAGCACTTTTAAGAGTTACTTCAAAAGAAGGTGGATGATCTAAATCTCCAACTAGTTGTCTAGTTTTTATCTTTTCATTTAAATATTGTAAATGTGGAAGATATTCCTCTTTTTCATAAACACGTTGATTATTATTCTTTTGTCCAAAGACTGCGCATACTCCTTCGAGTATCGTGTTATTTACACCGTTACTTTTGACACTTAATTTTTCACCTACGTTTTCGACGATTAATACTATATCATCTCCGCTTGTGTTTTCTATGAAACTACTTGGTTTTAGATTTGAACTATTCACACAGATTCTATTTTTTATTATTTATAAGGAAAAATGGTATAAAAAACAATAAACCGATATCATCTTTACCCTTTAGATAGTATTTTTTTAAGATCTTCTTTATCTCTATCTGTTAGTTTGTCCAGATCAGGAGCATTCACTACTAAAGTAGCTATATAATCTCCTATTCTATTTTTAGAGTTTACTACTCCATTTCCTTTTACTGTAAATTTTAATGAGCTCAAATTCTTAGGGTTAGTTATATCTATCTTGTACTTTTTTCCTAATATTGAATCAACTACATAGTTTCTTTCCTTACTAAATAGTGCTGTATATAAATCAATATTAATATCTTCTAATATATTTCCATTATCAAAGCTAAAGCTAGCAGATGCTGTTATTTCTATGGTAACTATTAAATCTCCTATTGCATAGAAATCTTCTTCTTTTCCATATAGAGTTTTTCTCTTTCCACTAGACTCGTCTCCCATACCTCCTATATTTAGGACTATACAATATGAGCCTGCTATTTTTCGTATGTCATATTTTCTTTTTCGTAAATTAATTTTAATTTTTATATCTTTATTTTCAATATCTCCATTCATTAATTTCCTATTAAATGAGATGGTTATTTCTTTATTTTCAAAAAGCGACTTTATATCAGATTTTACATTTTTTCTAATATGTAGCTTATTTATGTTAAAGGAAGATTCTCTAAAACTAGTATTTTTTATGAAATCATCAAATCCTCCGAAACCTGTTGAATTTCCTCCAAATCCATTAAAGCCCGTTCCTTGAAAATGACTTTTTCTAGAGTTATCGTAACTTTTTCTTTTTTTAGAATCTCCCAATGTGTCATATGCTTCAGCAACTTCCTTAAATCTTTCTTCGTGAGTTTTGCTTTCTTTGTTTTTATCAGGATGATACTTCTTGGCTAGTTTTCTATATGAAGATTTTATATCATCCTGCGTTGCATTTTCTGATACTTCTAATGTGGTATAATAGTTTTTATTCAAATCTTTTATTTTTTGAAACAATATTGTAAAAATATTGTATAAAATAATATATCTTATAATTATATATTATTATGACAAATACTTTATCTAAGTTTAAAGATATACATAAAGGAAAGTCTGCAATAGTGTGCGGATGTGGTGTGTCGTTAGACATAATGAAAGATCACTATAAAGATATTATTACGATAGGTGTAAACGATGTTCCTAAATTATTTATGCCTACTTATTTAGTAGTAACGGATCACCCTCAAAGGTTCGCAATTCCTAGAAGAAAGCTTGTAATGGAATCTACGTGTAAAGCTTTATTTACATGTGTAAAAGGCTGGAAAAATAGAAACTTAGTTTCATTTGACTTAGGTTCCAGGAGATTAGCTAATTTAGATTCAGATAACAAGGTTGATTTTTGCTTAAATTCACCATATGTAGCTACTGGAATTGCTTATAAAATGGGGTTTACTAAAATAGGATTAATTGGTGTTGATTTTACAGCAAATCATTTCTATGCAAAAGATGGACATCATCCTCTGACTCAAATGAAAAAAATAAAACAGGTCAACGAAGGATATGGCGTGTTAAAAAGTGAATTACTAAAGAGAGGAGTAGAATTTTACAATTTAAGTAGTAAAAGTAACATTACTTCTATTCCAAAAATAGACATAGAAAAATTTAAGATGCTATGAAGATAATAATACCAGCTAGACGAAATTCAAAAGGTTTGCCCTTTAAAAATAGAAAGTTGTTTAATTATACAGCTAATATTATACCAGACGTATATAAGCACCTTACTTATGTAGTTACAGACGATGAAGTGATATTAAAGGAATCTTTAAAGTATGGATTTAACACAATAAATAGAATACCTGAGATGTCACTGGATGTGACTTCCACTAAGACTACAGTTCAATACGCTATTGATGAGATAGGTATAGAGAACGAAGATGTTATCGTGTTATATTTGACATATCCTGAAAGAAATTGGGATCACATAGACATGGCATATTCGATGTTTAAACTAAATCGTAATCAGTCATCACTTCTTTGTAAGAAGAAAATAGATACAAGTCCGTTTTTAATGTTAAAGCAGGAAAAAGGCAATAGGGGATCTCAACTATTCTATCACGACCTATATAGAAGACAAGATTATCCTACTTGTTTTGAGATAAGTCATTATATATGTATATTCAATAGTAATAAGATAAATAACTTAAATAATAACATGTATAATAACGATACAATATATTATGACATTGATAATGTAATAGATGTAGATGAAAAAAAAGATTTAGACCGTTTTGAAGAAAGATGATATAAAATATGCAATAGTTACCGAAGGAGCAGATTTTAATTTTCCTTATCTTAGGGTGATGCTGAATTCTCTCCTAAAGCATAATGGTTGGGTTAAAGACAATATTGTTATTATGACATGTGATTTAACACCTTTATCATCGCACAATAGAGAAATCTTAAAATCCATTAATGATAAAATACAGTTTGTAGATATAGACTCTAAATACTTTTCTAATATAAAGATTAAAAATAAGAATCAACTTAATCGGATTTTAATTAGTCTATATAGGTTAAATTGCTTTAATTTAAAAACATTTGATCTAGCTCTTTATATCAGCAGTTATAATGTATGTACTTCAAGTATTGTATCTCTATTTGAAGAATATTCTAATGTTAGCTTAGCTGACACTGGTGGGATGGCTCAAACTTCAGTAGGTTCAAATCAAAAAATATTAGGTAGTGAATTAAATAGCTCTGTAATGTTAATTTCAAATCAGGTAACATCAGGTAATATGCTTGAAAAGTCACTTGGAAATATTAATAAAATCAGAAGATTGACCGATAAATCAATAGATCAAGTAATTCAAGATTATTTAAATTTAGAAAAAGTAGATTATAGTTTATTTGGTTTAAATTTAATAATAAAAAAAAGTAAATTTCCTGATTCTAAATTTAAAGATTATCAGGCTATTCAAAAAATGTCATGTATTATAAACATGGATATTGAATTATCAAAAAACAACAATGCTCGTTTTATGTTCAAACGAATAAATTCTATTTGGAATAGTTATAATAAACAGGGAGATTGGGATACTGGAAATTTTTCAAACACTCCTAAAGATATTATAAACACTAATATTCGTAAATTTAAAGATGGAGATTTCCATTCAAAATTTTGTGTTATGATAACTACATATAATAGACCCTTGGGTATTAATAGATTAACAGAGGAATTAAAAAAATTAGACTCCAATTGTAGAATAGTTGTAGTAGATGATGCATCAAATACCGACGTGGATTTAAATAATATCGATGAATATGTAAAACTTCCTAGAAATAATGGTAAGAAAGGCTGGTGGAAGACAGTGAATACTCTATGGAAAAAAGCTATCTCTAAAAACCATGAATATTATATAATGATGCCAGATGACGCTCTTCCAAAAGAATCCTTTTTTAACGAGGCTGAAAGGTTGTGGAAATCAATAGGAGGTCCAGTTAAAATAGCTTTACACTTGGCTAACAACAATAGAGAAAAAAACTGGACTAATTTTCCAAGGCGTGAGTATTCTAGTGAAATATTTTTAACGCAAACTACTGAATTCAGTTTTATATGCAAAAGAGATTTTATAAGCTATACTATCCCTGAAATACCTTTAAACACTTGGGATAAAAACCCATTATTAGGATCCGGTGTAGGTCCTAGGTTAAACAGATATTGGGTAAAAAAAGGTAGGAAAATATATGGGGTAAAAAAATCGTTGATTAAAATAAATTTAGATTGTCAAGAAAGCGTAATGAACCCTAAAGAAAGAAAGAAAAATCCATGGATTATAAAATAAAAAATAATATGATTGTAAAACTAACAGCCTATAATGGAAAAACAGCTAATTTAGTAATAAGGGATGAAAATGAACATATTCAAAGATGTTGGAAAGGTTTAAAATTTTATGAATCTCATAAAGGTGGAATATTATCATATATGATGAATAATTTAGATAAGTATTCTAATAAAAAATGCTTAGATATAGGGGCATGTATAGGTAATCATACAATTTATTTTTCAAAAATATTAGGATGTGAAGTAACAAGTTTTGAACCCTCTCAGGAATCATACGATCACTTATTAGAAAATTGCAAATTAAATGATATATCTCCTATTTTACATAATATTGCTTTAGGTGAAGAAAAAAAGACTGCTGGGCTTAGAAATAATAGTAAAAAACATTTCAATATAGGAATGAATCAAGTCGTTGAAGGTGAAGGCATTCAGGTTGAAAAGCTAGATAGCATGGTAGAAGGTCAATTTGATTTTATTAAGATAGATGTTGAGCATTATAACATTCCTTTATTAAAAGGTGCTAAGGAAACACTAACATCTCAAGTAAAATGTGACGTATTCATAGAATGTGAAACAGATTCTATATTAAAAGAAACTGATAACATAATGAAATCATATGGATATGTTAGAAACCTTAAAATTAAATTAAACCATACTCCAACATATCTTTGGACAAAAAACAATTAAACAATATGATTATAGCTGGAATGGCAACTTTGCCGGAAAGATTAAACACTTTAGAATTAGTTTTAGACAATTTGCATCCACAAGTCGATGTAATTGAATTGGCTTTAAATGGACATGCAGAAATCCCAAAGCTTCTTTCTAAATATCCCAAGGTTATTCCAAACCTAACAACTAATGAAAAAGGAGACGCTAATAAATTTTTAAACGTTAGTAAATATAAAGACGATTATTATTTTTCAACAGATGATGATATTTTATATCCTTCTAATTATGTGTCTACATATATAAAAGAAATAGACAAACATAAATCATTAATAACTATACATGGATCAGTTATTCCTCCTCGTAAAATATTAAGTTATTATAAAGGTAGAAAAATGAAAGCACATTGCTTAAATTCATGCGAAGAGGAAATAGTCCATATTCCTGGATCAGGTGTATCTGGTTTTCATACTTCATTTTTAAAAATAGATTATGAAAATGGATTCCCTAATGCAAATATGGCTGATATCTTTGTAGGTATTCAATGCCAACAGCAAAATGTTAAATGTATATCGATTAAACACGCTAAGGAATGGATTAAAGGAGGTCTTAATGAAGGTAGAAAAACAATATGGGAAACTCATAGGCATGACGATAGGATTCAAACTAGCCATATAAACAAAATAACTTGGAAAAATATATGAGTGGAAGTGTTAAAATAAATAGCATTCATGAAAGTGCTAAAATAGGAAAAAACGTTGAAATAGGAGAGTTTTGCGTAATCGAAGAAGGCGTTGAAATAGGAGACAACACTGTCATTAGAAATTATGTAGAGCTTAGAAAAAATACAATAATTGGATCTGATTGTTACATAGACTCTAGAGTGTCTACATCAGGTAATTGTAAAATAGGAAACAACGTGACACTAAGATATGATGTAATAATAGCACGAGGTGTTGAAATTGGAGATGGAACTTATATATGTCCTAGAGTAATGACAAATAATTTAGATTCTGGAAAAACTCAAATAGGAGGTGCTAAAATAGGTAAAAAGTGTTTTATCGGAACAAATACAGTTTTACAGCATGGTATAGAAATCACTGACGGTGTTACAACTGGATCAATGTCATTTGTAAATAAAGATATAACAGAAAAAGGAATCTACTTTGGAAATCCTGCTAAAAAATACGAAAAGAAATAATGAATACGTGGAGTCAAGATGAAAACGGGAATAAGATACATATCACCGCTATAGTTGGTGAAAATGTAGAACTTGGTAAAAATAATATCATATATCCATATGCTGTCATAGGTCTACCAGGTTTCATTAGAGATGCCAATAACGCAACCGGTAAAGTTATAATAGGAAATGGAAACAAGATAGGAGCGCATACGTCTATTATGATAGGTCAAGAAGGTATTACTAAAATAGGAGATAATAATCTACTTATGAATTATGTTAATATAGGACATGATTGTGAAATAGGTAATAATAACGAAATAGGCGCGGGAACTGTTGTAGCTGGATGGGCTAAGATTGGAAACAATAATATGATTAAAATTAGATGTACTATTAGAAATCGCAAAATAATTGGAAATGATAATATCATAGGCATGTGTTCAAATGTAACTAAGGATTTTGATATAGACAGCTGGTTGATTTATGGAACCCCCGCAAAGCAAATAAAATTGAAATGATAAAACCGAAAGTACTAGTTACAATGCCAGCGTATAACGCAGCGAGATTTTTAAATGAATCTATTCCTTCTATTTTAAATCAAACGGGAGTAGACGTATCCCTATTTGTAATTGATGATGCATCCACTGACAAAACATATGAAATAGCAAAAAGCTATAAAGAAGTTACTGTCATGAGAAATAAAACTAACATGGGTAATTATTACTCCGTTAATCTAGTAATGTACACTTTAAAAAATCAAGATTTTGATTGGGATTATCATGTTTATCACGGCGCAGATGATGTTTCTGATCTAAATAGATTTAGTAAACAGTTAAAGTTATTTAATAAACCCGAAACCCTAGCCGTTGGCTGTGGATTCAAAAGAGTAGATTTTAGGACAAAAAAGATTCTTTCAGCAAATAGAAAAACTAATGAATCAATGCTGATTTTTAAAAAAGAAATGCTTGATTTAGTAGGCTATCGTGATTCTGGAAGAGCTGGGTGTGATACAGAATATAAAAGAAGAATCCAATTGGCTAAACCGGGCTGTATAGACTCGCTAAATGAAATTTTACTTACTGCTTATTTACACGATGATAATCTAACTAAGAGGATTCCAATAGGTGGAACCTTTAGAAAAAATTATGTAGCAAGTTTCACACGAGAACATCAGGAAATGAAAAGTAAAAATAACTTCTATAAAGATTTCACACTATGAAAAATAACAAACAAACGAAAAATTTTGCAATAATTGGAGCATCTGGATATATTGCTCCTCGCCACATGAAAGCTATAGAAGAAACTGGAAACAATCTAGTTGCAATATTAGATAAAAATGATAGCGTTGGAATAATTGATACGTATTTTCCAAAAGCAGAACTTTTCTTAGAATCTGAAATGTTTGATCGTCATATGTATAAGTTAAAAGATACTGATCGTAAAATAGATTACATATCAATATGTTCTCCTAATTATCTACACGATGCTCATATTAGACTTGCGCTAAGAAATGACGCAGATGTTATTTGTGAAAAACCTCTAGTATTGAACCCTTGGAATATAGATGAACTAATGAAATTAGAAATTGAAACTGGTAAGCAAATTAACAATATTCTACAGCTACGTTTGCATCCATCGGTTATTGAATTAAAAGAAAAGATAGATAATGGGCCTTCTGATAAAACGTATGAAGTTACTTTAGATTATATTACAGGTCGAGGTAATTGGTATTTGAGATCCTGGAAAAATAAAATGTCAAAATCGGGAGGAATTGCTACTAATATAGGAATTCATTTCTTTGACATGCTCATTTGGATATTTGGAAATGTTAAAAATTCTACTTCTAATCATTCTGAAACGAGTGCTAGTGGATATCTAGAACTAGATCGGGCTAATGTGACATGGAAATTGAGCATTGATTCTGATGATTTACCCTTAGAATATAAACAAAAGGGGTTGCCAGTATACCGTTCAATTTGCATAGATGATAGTTCATTTGAATTCAGCACAGGATTTACTGATCTGCACACTAAATCGTATGAAAAAATACTAATAGGAGAAGGATTTAAATTAAGAGACGCTATTCCAAGTGTTGAATTAGCTTACAAAATAAGAAATAATAAGTAATGAAATTAGGAGTATCATATACTGTATTTGATGGAATAGAACTATTGGAATATTCTATAAAGCAAATAAGAGAACACGTTGATTTTATACACGTAGCATATCAGGATATTTCATGGTTTGGATCACAGATGTCACAGAGTGATAAAGACATACTAAGTAGGCTCCATAGAAAAAAACTAATCAACTCATTAGATAAATTCTCTGATTTCAAAAATCTAAATAGAGCATGTGCATCTAATATACAAACATCTAAGGCTTTTGAAATGCGTAAAAGACAATTTGGATTAGACGCATGTGTTAAGCAGGGTTGTACTCATTTTATATCAATGGACGTTGATGAATTTTATAAAGCCGATGAGTTTAAAAATGCCAAAGATATCATCATAGAACGTAATATCACAAGAAGTTCATGTTCATTTATAAATTATGTTAATCTCCCAATATATCATAGAGGATATGATAGTTCGTCAGTTCCTTTTATATGCAAAGTCAATGCTTCCTCTAGGATGAGCAAATCGTTCTTTACTAGATGCGACCCTACTAGGGGAATAAACGCAATTGCTAAAGGCGGTGATGTGAGGCTACCTATATCAAATATAACTATGCACCACATGGAAACTATTAGAAAGGATCTCAATAAAAAATACACATCTACTACAAGAGCCGTGTTTAATAGAGCTAGAACTAGTGAATTGGTAAACAGTATAAAACTAGTGAATGAAGATACCAAGACTTTTGGATTTAATAAAATTATATTTCCAAAAACCCCTAATGTATCTCTTAAAACTGTAGATAACATATTTAAAATTCCATATGCAACTTGGCAATAACATAAACGCATGCAACACACAAAAATAATAGCAGAAATAGGAATCAATTTTGCATATGGTAACGACCGGTCTAAATTCTTAGACAATGCAAAAAGACTAATCGACGTAGCCGTTGTTGCAGGTTGTGACTGGGTTAAATTCCAAAAGAGATCACCAGATCACTGTGTTCCAGAAGAACAAAAAACTAAACCTAAGAGAGTTCCATGGAGAACTGAAGAAACCACCTATATTCAATACAAACATGACATCGAGTTCAATGAGGAACAGTGGCAAGAATTATATGCATATTGCGAAGATAAACCGATTGGGTTATTCGCATCAGTATGGGATAAGCCTTCTGTTGATTTTATGATGCGCATGTGTCCACAGATAGCTAAGATACCGTCTGCTTTAATCACTGATATCGATTTATGTTCATATGCAGATCATAAATTTGATCATATGATAGTAAGTACCGGAATGAGTACTGAAGAAGAAGTGGTTAGATGCATGGACGCAATCCAACCTGATATTGTAATGCACACTAATTCCAGTTACCCATCCAATGTAGGTGAACTCAGGTTAGAATACATAACGTGGCTAAAAGACAAATATGGACATAATACTGATATCGGTTATTCTGGACATGAATATGGTTTAACAACCACAATGGCTGCAGTGACTCTTGGAGCAACGTGGGTTGAAAGACATATTACTTTAGACAGAACTAATTGGGGAAGCGATCAAGAGTCCTCAGTTGAACCTAGCGGACTAATGAAGTTGGTTAAAGGAATACGCGATATTGAAAGAGCAATGGGAGGATACGGTCCAAGATCAGTAATTGGTTCAGAACTGGCTAAAATGAAATCTCTTAGGAAATAGTAAAAGCATTTATTAAGTCAGGTAAAGTGAATGCTTGCGGAAAACTTATAATTTCTTAATATTTAGCCATTTCTTTCCACTTAGAAAGTACATATTTTTCTATTTCTTTACCAAGTAGTGTAGAAGGTCTAAAAGCCATTTCACCTGCGTAAAGTTTGTCCTCTTTTTTATTGTAAAAGAAATCTATTCTAAAGAAATCTATCTTTAATTCTTTTGCTATGGCTTTACAAATGTCATATTCTTTATCCCAATTAAAATAAGTATTGCTTTTGTCTATCATATCTACTCTATGCCATTCTTTTGATCCTTTTCTTAAATCACCAACTATTGGACATCCATATAGAACAAATACTTTAAATTCATAATCGTATTCGATATATTCTTCTACTATTATTCCTTTTTCAGTTTGTTTCATCATCTCAGGTTCAGTTGCTCTTGATGAAGACTTTAAACATTCCCTAAGTTTTCTATCTACTTTTTTAAAGTCTTTATCATTAATAAAAACTCCATCGTTTTCTGACATATGAGCAGGTTTAGCAACATACCGTTCCCTTAATGCATGTGAAATATCAGAATCTTTAGTAGAATAACAATATAATGTAGGTACGTTTAAACCATGTTTTTCAAAAAATTTTTTAACTTCATACTTATTATAAAGTTTTTTCATATTTATACATTCTATTTTGTTTTTACGCCTTAGCGTTAACATATAATTATCTTCAATATGAGTTTTATACCTAGTGTGAATGTACGAACAGTCAAATTCAGGCGACCATTGAGTTAAGCTAGACGGTAAATAATTATAATATTTCATAACTTACACTTATCGATTCTCCCTTTTTTATTTTTCTTTTTGATTTTAAACGTAACTCTTTATCTTTTTTAAAGATATTACAATTAGGCGTAGCAGATTCTATTAAATATCCTCCTACTGGATTAGGTTCGTATAAATCAGATTTACTATAATAGCTATGAGAATACCCAAAATCAAAATCTTTTACAATATCTTTAGTTGCATAAAGAGTATAGGCCCCATCTCTTTCCTCTATAGAAACACAATCCGGTAAAGGAACGTAATGTTTATTTTTTTTAGTATCTGGTTTTGTAGGGTCATACCAACTATACCTTAATAAAATTTCTTCACCTTTTTCTATATCTTTAGTTGTTATTAATTCAGTAACCGAACCTATTCCATTTGTAAATTCTTTTTTTACTATAGGTAACCATGCGTTTTTATTGACCGAGTAATTAAAAAAACCAACTAAGGGGTTTCTTAAATGTTTAACTGGTCTTTCGTTATAGTCATAGTAATGACAGATGCCTAGATTACTACCCTTTGGAATAAATTTTGTTGCAAAAACCCCAAGTCCATGCAAAGGTGATTCTTTTAGTTCTAAACCCTCCGGTATGATATTTCCTTTTTTAATATTCATTTCTCATCATACACCCAGAACGGTTGATTTTCCATCCAACTAACAGGTAACTTGTAACGCTTATATTTAGCTCCACTGAAGGGTTTATATGATATTATAGATATTTCAGGGTGTTCACCTATGATCTTATTAAAAATATCTTCAAAACTATTTTTATCAAAACAGCAATTACTCATCCATATTAAGTCAGTTGATTTAAATTCAAATTTATATAAATCATCTACATCTAATGATATATTAGATAAATTATATTTTTTTATTAGAGATTTTCCAAATCTTATTCTACCTCTATGTATATCTATTCCTAAAGTTTCTATATCTGGATATTTGTCATTAAAGTAAAAATTCATCCACCCTATGCTTGCGCCAACAACTACGAATCTATCGTACTTTTTACTAACTGAATCTATTAGCGTTATAGCTGTTTCATATGGAGTAGTCCCATATGTAAAATCTTTATAGGAAAGTGCATTATTTGAAGAAATCATATGTTCAATATGTCTCTTATCCTCGCTTCTCATATTTTTAATATAATCTTCTAAGTCTTTTAATATATTTAAGTTTTTCATATTATTATTTATTCCTTCTTATTTTTTACATAATCAGCGTGTGCACAAAACCTATTGAATATACATCAGTACTATATAAAAAATATAATTTATGAAATGGCAAGGCTATGATTGGCAAGTGGGTGAAAGATGGGGATTAATGCACCCTGAAAAAACAGAATGTTGGTATGATAAAAGCGCAGTTAAAATAATAGATGATGAATTATACTTAAAGACACACTATAACCCTAAAAAAATAGATGGAGTAATTTCACCATTCGGAGTAGGTTTGATAAACTGTACAACTAAATTTAAACATGGTAGATTTGACATAGATATTAAACTTCCAAAGGGACCTAGTTTATGGCCAGCTTTTTGGATGTGGGCCTTTGAGTCATGGCCCCCTGAGATAGATGTTTTCGAAGCATATTCAAATCATAAAGGAAGCTATTTTAATTGGAATATAAATGCTTTACTAGGAGATTTCTGGAAAGTGCAAACGAATGTTCATCTAGGAAAATCTCCTGATAATTACATGATTGGAGCAAAAGAACATTGGCTGGGCTGGAAATGTCCAAGCAAAGATTTTCATACATATAGTGTAGAATGGTTCCCTCATGGAATATTTATATATTTCGATAATAAACTAGTTAGAGAAATATTAGATGAAAATATATTGTCTCAATTAAATGACAAAACAATGAATGTAGTTATAAATAATAGTATTAAGAAAGAACATAATATACCTGAAAATAAAACAGTTGTTTCAACTATGATATGTAAAAACTTTAGATATTCTGAATATTATGGAGATTAATGACAAATAATAATTATAAAAAATCCTAAACCTATGACAATATACGTTGATATTGATGATACTATATGTAGATTAAAAAAGCCTATGGAATATGACACAGCTTATCCTATTCCAGAAGCAGTTGAAAAAGTCAACGCCTTATATGAAAAAGGTCATACTATAATATTTTGGACTGCTCGAGGAACTGTAACAGGTATTGATCACAAGATATTAACAATGTGTCAATTAAACGAATGGGGTGTAAAATTCCATGAATTAAAAATGGGGAAACCTGCATATGATCTCTTTATAGATGATAAAAATATTAATTCTTATGATTGGTTAAATGAAAAATAAAGTATTACTAATAGGAAATGATTCAAATGTAAATAGCATTGATTTTTCAAAAATACAACCTAACATTATAAAAGTTGGAACAAACAGAGCATGGCTTAAATTAATACCTAATTATCTTTTTTTTCATGATCCTAAAATATTCCTGGAATTAGATAATAATCAAGACAGGTTGTCTGAATTAAAAAAGCATACTCACATTATTTCAAGTGACTGGCTGCAGACGGGTTGTAGTAAAATAAATATAAAACCTCCCGGATACACTACTATATACAGTCGTCCTAATAAAAAGAAATACGTAGACTGCGTAACTACCGCTATAGACATATTAGATAGGCATATTTTAAATAAAAGAAATACTACATTCTATATAGCAGGTGTTAGTTTAATTTGGAAGAATCCTAGTCATTTTTGGAAAAAAAATCCAATAGACGGTATTGGTAATTCCAATGACAAAAAATGGCATGAAAAAAGATTTAAGTTAACTTTAGAAAATTTTAAACATCTTAAAGATAGGGGATTTGATATTGTATCAAGTACTCCTTGTTCTAAAATAAATAGCTTATTTAGATATGAACATATAGAAAATCTATATAATTAAGGAGTTATCTTAGTAGATTTAGATAAAAAAGTTTGTTGCAGCTGTGTTATTGAAGCAACTGTTGCTCCAGGAGTTGGAGGCCATTTTGAATCTATTACGCCGGCTAAAGTAGTTAATGCAGTAGATAGGGAAGTTCCTAAAACAGCAGGTTGAGCTAGCGGTTTATTTGGACCAACAACCACGTTATTTCCATTTACATGTATGTCGTTAGAGTTAAGTTCTATTTTACTAGTAGATGTAGCTATTATCTTACTATCAGCTGTTATGTTTATTTCAGTTCCTTTTAGTTCTATCACTGACTGTGTTTCAGCGTGTTCTATGGTAATTGTTTTATCTTGGCCAATATTTAACCTAGAACCCTTTAGTTGCATGGTTATACCTTTCTCTTTAGTAAACCAAAATTTCAATTCTTCATCTCCATCAAAAAGTAAAAAGTGAGAACCGTGATATTCTCCTTCTTTTTGAAGCTCTTCCTTAATATCATCTGCGAGCTCCTGTATTGCATAATATTCAGGTGAATATATATTTCCATTATCGAACCTAATCGCTACAACAGAGCCGTCCTTAGGTATAGATACCGATCCTGCTTTTCCATCTTTTCCAAAATACAGTGGTTTTTGTTTTGGATATGACCATGGTAAATCTTCTATAGGTATTGCTTCTCCATGTATTCCAAATACTCTAACTTTACATCTACCTTCAAAATTAGGGTCTCTTGAATCTTCAACCGTTCCTAGAAATTGTTTATCTATTAAGTTACTTTCCATGTTTATATTTTACAATTTCTTTTAAAGAGGTTTTTTAGGAACTGCAGTATTTCTAGGCGCAGTTCTTCCTTCTTGCGATTCATAACCTACTACATTTGTTATTCCTAAATTACCTTGATCTACTAATTGGCTTAATTCACTTATACCTTGACTGATTAGTTTATTTGGAGTGTTTAAAACTGATGAAATTCCTTCAGATGCTTTTCCACCAATAGTGCTTGCTTTATTTCCAATTATAGGTAATCCTGTTAAAAATCCTCCTAATGAATCTAAATTTGCTCCAAGACCCGCTTTATCCCATGTGTTGCTTCCTCTTGTTTTAGCCGATGTTGCGTCATCATAAGTAGCACTTCCTGATGAGTAGTGGTTTTCTTCTTCCATCCATCCTATTTTTATCTTAAATTGATTTGCTTCCGGTTGCTTATTTCCGCCAATAGACATTGAAGGTCCTCCCGGAAATGAATCTGAAAAATCAAATTCACATTGTCTACATTTCATTTTAACATAACCAAAGTTATCTAATACATTTCCTAGGTTATTACCTGCTCCTAGTGCTCCCGCTAAATTAGGGCCTCCGATATTTATTCCGGCTCCTAGGTTAACTAAAGAAGGTAATACGTTTCTTAAGTTTCTAAATTCAGCTACCCATATATCCATTGAGAACCATCTTAGATTATCTGGAACTCGTTCTCTCATATATTGTTTATCATATACTGCATTTCTATATAAATCAGCTAATTCTGTCATTCTTAAATCAACTGCTTCTAGTGTTTTTACAGTTATTTCACCTCCTTTCATAGGTTCTGCCATATTAGTAGCTTTTTGCCAAAGTGCATTTAAACCTACCACTTCTTGAAAATACCATGGAGTATCGTCCCTTAAATACTTTAATAATTTAGAAAAAATAGATAGTTGATTAGCTTTGTCAGTATGACCTCTCTGTATCAAATAATTTATTGCGCTTTGACTTTTACCCTCAGCAACATTGAATAGTGGACTTATCGCTAAAAAGTCATCGTTTCTATACATATCATCAAAGGTAAAGTCTAAAGAAAAAGTTAAGTAAGTAGGTTCATCAAATTGATCTCTAACTATTCCCTTTCTGAAATTACTAAGGTGTCTTTCTGTATTTAAAAAATTTACTGGCATATATTAATATTTATTTCGTAGGATTTGGAATCCAATCTCTTTTAGATAGCAACAACTCTGTTTTAAAACTTCCACCTTTTTCATAAGTATGTTTATTTCCTATTGAGTAATATATACCTGATAAAAACTCATTGTATAATGAGCCTTTCATAGTTTGCGTAGGTTCTTGTTCATTTTGCGTAGGATCCCATGATTTTGAATATTCTTGATCTACGTCTGTTTCATATATACCTACGGGAACTCGCATTCCTCTGGTGGTATTATAATTTACACCGTCGGTTATCGTCTTTAATTTTATTTTATTTAATTCTGATATGTTGTGAGAATTAATAGCGTCTGCGGCTACAAAATTTTTGTGAGTATTTGGATATTGTATATTAATCCATTCTCTAGATTCTGTATTTTTTAAACTTTCATTAATTGGAGAAAGGTCTCTTTTTCTACCCTTTGTTATGTTAGATTCTATAGGTTTAACATAAAAATCAACTAACTTATCCATAGGATCCTCCTCTTGTAATGTAGTATCGTAATAATATACTCTTTTTTTAAAACCTTCGTTTACTAATATTTCCCCATTTTCAGTAATCAAATGTCTTTCCTTTATATTATTAATACCTTCTGTTATTCTAGGATTTTCTATAAGTCCCATGGGAACAGCTTCTACTTGTTTTTCCGCTTCAGCTTGTAATTTTTGAGATATGTTATAACTCTGGCCACCGGCAAATATAGTGTTATCAAATTCTCCATCCTGTTCTAGTTGTATGTTTGCTTCTACATAATTTAAATGATAATACTTATCTATAAATACGTGAAAAAAGGATTGATCATTCTGGTAAGAATGTTTTGCTACATGTTTAATAAATTTTTCAGAGTTCCAATTTGGATTGATCCAATTCATAACATCATTAGGAGTTGTTTCGTTAGATTGAAAGCCTAATCCTAATTCTTCACATACTTGATATAGACAATCTTTTGAAGTAAGGTTGCTATAACTTCTAGATACGTTTGTATATATTTCAGGTATAAATAATTCACCTTTTATTATCTTAGTTTCATTACCTTTAATACTAGTTATAATGTAGTCATTTCTAATAGGCTTCATTTTTTCATGAGTAGACTTTACATATAAACTTAGTATTGGGTTTTTATTAGGAAATTGAACAGGAGAAAACCAACCTTTACTATCTTCATACACTAAAGTTATTTTTGGTAAAAAACCAGTTTCGTCTATTACAAGAGTATCTATGTCTTCAGAATCTACGTTAAAGTCGTTTATTTGAATAAACGGTTTATTATTACCAGTTGATTCCTTGTTACTTGCTGTAGTATCATTTTTGTTTCGTTTGATGTGTTTTCCACTAGGAGCGCTTCCTTCATCACTGTCGTTCCACATCGCCATTTCTTTTAATGGAATATTTGGACTAAGTGCAGATTTTAAAACGTGTTTAAACCCCATTATCCAAATAGGTTATTTTTAATTAGTGCTTTTTTAAGATTTGCTCTGGATATTGGTTCTGGACATTCATTTCTATTTATAGAAGTTACGTCTTCTCCAAATATTATTTTTCCATCTTTTATCTTTATATTTTTATCACCTTTTCTGTTTACATTACTCGGTAATACTTCTCCACCTCTATTTTGCTTTTTAAGTAGTTCAAGTCTTTTCTTATCCTGATTATTTTTTGGATTTATAAAAATAGATTCTACTTCTGTTATTTCTACATTACCTATATCTTCTATCCTACTAGGTGCCTTTATTATATCGTTTAAATCATCAATTGCAGGTACATATAATATCTGACCTTCATATAAAGAAAAAGGGTTAGATACGCTATTATATTTTAAGAGTACATCTAACATACCTTGATCATTATATAAAGCAACAGCGGCGAGGTCAGGTCTCATCACAGTATCTTTATCTACTATAAAGGTTCTAGATGATCTAAGCGCACTTTTTTTATTAGCATCTATTGAGCTTCTAGTCAAGTCTGGGAAAACGTCTCCGTTTTTCTTTTTGCTGCTGTATTTGTTTATTAAGGTCCGTAATATTATCATTATTAAGTTGCTGTTTTTGATATGTAGTCTTCTAACATAGACGAAGCTCCATATACTTTACCATAATGTGTAGTAACCCTGCCTCTATATATGTTTATTCCATCTCCTGCTACTGAATCATCTACATCCGATTGCTTAGCAGTTGTGTTAATTTCATCCATGTTTGCTATATTACCTGCTCCTGATTCACCGGAAACCCCTCCGGCTTGTCTTTTACCTTTACCCAAGTCTTTGGGTTCTGTTGCAAATGTATTTTTAGTAGAAGAAGGAGGTTTAAGTTTACTAAATGACATTGGGCCTCCGCCTAAATTAAACATACTTTCTATGTCTTGTTTTGCTCTAGGTCTTCCGTGTTGAAGGGTTACTGTAAAATCAACTGATTTTGGAAAATCATCAGCTCCAAGTTCATTACTAAACTTCATATCACAATTAGTACATACTAGATTACCCATTACTGCCATTGGATCTAATGGATTTCCTATAGTCATATGCCATTCCCCAACAGGTCGTCCTTCTAACAAAGACCTATAACTCAAAGGAGCTTGCATTAGCGCAGAGGCCCTTCCAGCTGCAAGTACGTTGAAAATTGCTTTTCCTTGTTTTGTAATTTTTCCACTTGCGTCTCTTAATTTAAGATCAGCGTCATCTGCTTCACTTTTTGTTCCACCAGTTTCTGCTTCAAAAACATTTGCTACTTGATTTAGTAATTGTTTAGTTGCTCCGGTTGCTGTTTTTAGCCATTCATTTAAAGTCAATGCTATACCCTCAATTACCCTACCTTGTTCTATTAATTCACTACCTGCACTGGAAATAGTTACACCTGGATTTTTAAAGTAACGATATCCACCTCCCCAAAAAGGAGCAGTATTATATGTAAGAGTCAATATATTACTTAACATATCAAGAAATGCTATCCTGGGATTAATAAAATTAAAAGATCTAAGAGTATAACTAAATTTAACCTTTATGGTTGTGTTAAACATACTACTTCCCATTCCCCTATCTCTCATTCTATTTTTATTGATAACGTTAACTGGTCCAAGTACCCTGTTCCAATAAGGACCGTCGCTTTTATACGCGCCTTTAATATAATCTTGTAATTTCTTATCATATCCAGCAACTTCAAGAGCTCCTAGATTTCCCCTTTGACTAGCAACCCCTGCTCTAATACTTTTTTGAATAGTTTCGTCTTCTACTCCGGCTCCTGCTATTACATCATCTACTAGGATTTCATTTCCCGTAATGTCTTGTACATTAGCTTCTTTTTCTATCCATTTCATATCCCATCCCATAGGTAAAATAGTATTTATGTCGTTACCGGTACCTTCTCCGTAATATGCAAGAGCTTGTGCTAATGGAACTTTAATCTCATCACTTGTCCCGTTTGGATTTATTAAACTATCTTCCACAGGCTGTGGATATCTCCTAAGAGCAACTAATCTGTTATTAGGTATTTTACCGTAATGTGTACAAAATATAAAGTCGTTATACGCAAAAGGAGTGGGTCCAAGAATATTGGAATTATCTATATTCCTAGAATGTTCTATTATTTGAGCAGCTGTTGGGTTTCTTACTGTTTTTTGATATTCCCCAGCTGAAATAGGCTGTAGATCATCTTCTTTATTAATAGGTACATTGCTAATGTAATTAAAGGCCTGATTAAATATATTTCCCTCCTTGGCCTTAGTTAATCCTTCACTTGCTCCGTAAAGGTTAGTATCAGAATGCTTTTTTAAGTCATATGCGCCTTGCGCTAGTCCAAATTGTCTATATCTAAAAACATTAAACGGATTAAATCTTGAAGGCGCTGCTTTTATTGATTCTCCCTCAGTATTGCCTATTACACCTGCACTTTCTGTAGATAACTCTTCTTCTTGCATTAAGAGTAAACTATCACCGGCTGTTCCGTTTCCTCCGGTTCTAAATTTATCAAAAGATTTCCCTCCTAAAATATTCTTAGACATTAGATTGCCTATATCTGAGTCTTTTCCTATATTTAAACCTGGAAATTTTGCCATGTGTCTAGTATCTTTTTATTATATATCTAACAAAAAAATATAGATAGAGTTTTTATAGTTTACATTCTATATTTTTCGTCTATCGTTATCTGATCTCTTGTTTTATTTAGTAGTTGTCCTATTGAAGAATCACCACCTGGTCTAACTACTGTGTATGTAACAGAATTATTATTTGGCATATCTACTACTCTACCCATTGACTTAAATTGAGGACAGCTCTGGTTAACGTTTCTAACCATGTCTCCTATAGAAATATCTTGGTTAAGGCTACAATCGCAGTTTCCATTTTGTTCATTGCAGTTTCCACAATTTCCTTTGCATCCACATTCTTCTGGAAATCTAGAACAACTAGGGCAAGTGTCCTGTTTTACAGGTAAAGAATTTGCTATTTTGCTAAATATCTCTAACGGTGCTATTTCAGCTTTTGTTTCTTCTCCATTATATCCGCAATTTTCTTTTAAGTAATCTGTGTAACCTTTAACCATGTTTAATTATTATTTTTTAACTTCAGTTTCTATATCTTTAACAGGTTCGCTTTTCTTAAAAATAGCCTTGGCTGTTGATACTCCTAGCATTGTTCCTGAATAAATCAGCATAGTGTTAAATAAAGCTTCGTTAACTGTAAACCAGTGAAATCCGTCTCCTACAAATGCAAGGCATACTAATATTCCTGAAATTATGCCTAATGTTTTTTTTGATGAATATTTTCCATCGTTTTTGTCTTCTGTAAAAATATCTTTAATATATCTCATATCTAGTATTTATTTTTATTTATAAAATCGTTAAATGATATAATTGAACTAGACCTCTTATTAGCCTTTTTCTTTTTCTTTTTTCTCTTACTTTTCTTTTTAACTTTACCTGGGCCAAGTTTAGAAAAAGTATCCATTCCCCCTGCTACGGATTGTGGTGTATCAAATATTGCTCCAGGTTGATTAGCTCCTCCTGAATCCATGGGTGCTAACATATCTTCTTTTAATTCTAAATTTAAAGCATTTCCTACTTTCCTAGCTGCTAAGTCTGTTTTATTCCTAGCCTTATCTCCTCCTACAGCTCCCGCTATAGATTTAGAAACATTAGTAATAGCTTGAAGTATAGCTCTATTTTGCATTTTATTTGCTTTAGCCATTCCTTGATCTACGTAACTCTTTTGCCACCCAAGCAATCCTCCTAAGTTACCTAAAGCCGCTTTAAATTTACTAAATTTAGAATTAGCAACAATGTCTTCATTAGTTATAGGAATATTTACAGTTTTATATAATGGAATCTTAATCTCTCTTTTAATTTTTAGACCTGCAAAGTCCGTCATGTTAATTTTTCTAGAAAGATTTTTATTTCTAATATAAGCGGCTTTATCTACATATAGACTATTTACCAATCTCTTTAGCTTATCTCTATCTCTTTTTGTAGAAATATAAGAATCTATCATGTAATCTAAAAAATAACGTATTGTTTCTAAGTATGATATTTGATACTTAACATCTGCATTTTCTTTATCTAAAAATATGTTGTCTTCTCCTAGGTTTATTGCTCTTCTTTGTATTATATTAAGCAAAGCATCTTTATAAGAAGATTGTATATTTAAAATATTATTATAAAATCCTCCGGTTTTTATAATCAAACCGTCTCTTAATTCAGGTATGTTTGAAGATTTTAACCTAGTTATAGTATCTTTTATAAACGATCTTTGATTTTTTGTTTCCTTTGGTTTTGTTGAATCTTCCTTTACCTTTATTTTTTCTATTTGATCTTTTACAGTTGTTTCTTTTCCACCAATATTTATGTTAATTATGGAAATTCCACTTTCTTCAAAAGTGTTATTGATATCGTCTATGATTAAATCAGCATCGTCGTCCTTATCTACTTTTTTATTTAAATGATCAATTACCTTTTTTGCTAATTTTTTATACGATTCTATAACTTTACTAAAAACTTTGTCGCTTTTAGACAATTCTTTTATTTTATCCTTTTCTTCAGGATTCATCTCGGAATTTAATTTATAAATCTCAACTAATTTATTAGCTCTATCTAATTCTAGATTTAAATCAGTCGCTGCTCTTATAAAATCATTATTAGACTTTTCTCTTTCTTTATCTGTGTTGGAATATAAGTTTTTAGATATCTTATTAAGATTTTTACTTATATTGTTTATTTTGCTTGATTTTTTATTTTTATAATCTGAAAAACTTTTTAATTTACCTGAATCTGAAAATAATTTAATTACATCTCCTACATCTGTTTCTTCTTTTCTATTTAATATTTCATATGTAATATCGTCAAGTATAGAATCTATAATAGATTCATCTTCTACCCCTCCTATTTCATCAGTTAATCTTTTACTTATAGACTTGATATCTGTGCCTATATCTTCTTGAGTAGACTCTAAAATCTTTTTTGAAAAATTAAATCCCTTTATTTTATCTATGAAATTCATTTTCTTTATTATTTTTCTACTCTTGGAAACATTTGATCCATTATTTGATAGATAGCATCTAAAACTCCATATGAATCTATTCCAACTTTACCAGAATATTTATTTACTAATTCGGATAAATCTTTTTCTAGAGATTGCATGTTTAATTGTTCAGGTTTTTCATCACTCCACCAATTTTCTCCCTTATCTTCCGCTTCTATATTACTGAGTAAATCATCTGTCCATTCATCTTCATTTACATCATTGAACTTGTTATAATCTATTACCACGGTTTCTTGATTATTTTTATCAAAAGATTCTGAAACACCTCCTAATTTATCATATTGCTCGAAGTTCATGACCCACATGTTTCTGGATTTATTTTTTTGCATATATCCATATATGGAATCGTCAGTATCGTCTGGGTGTTGAAGAACAGCGTTCTTTAGTTTTTCGGGTTTTCCTTTACCCATTCTATAATCAAAATATTTCTTATAGTTTTTCTGACTGCTGTTTTGTTTCTTTGCTTTCTGGTTCATCTTCTGAGTTAGATTTTTCGTTTATATTATTTATCTCAGAATCATCGGGTAATTTGTCTAAGTTAGATTCGTTAAGTTGATCCATCTCCTTTTTTAAATTATAGAAGTCAGACACTACTGAATCTGGAACAAGCCTCTTAAACTCAGCATAGTTTTCATCTTTTATACTATCTCTTAACTCAGATGAGGATTGGTATTTAGGTATCTCAACTAACTTGAAATCTTTGTTTAAATCTAGAGATACATCTCTTTTCTTTAAATATCCAAGTTGTATAGCGTACCTATTTAATCTATTTTTGTTAGTTCCCCATAGTACTGGAATATACGAAGGTTTTAAAGAACCTATTATTTCTTCTATTCCTCCTCCTTTGACGATAATTGCTTTCTCTATAAAACTTCCATATTCCTGTTCTACGTTGTTTAGCATTTTCCTAACAAGTTGTTCTGAAAAAGGATTGTTATTGTTTTTTTCTTTTTTGATAGTTGACACTAGAATAACAGGAAAGTTATTTTTAGATTTTAATTTTTCAGCTGCTTTGATATGACCTAAGTGTATGGGTTGAAAATCTCCTATTAATAAGTTTACTTTCTTTGGTTTTTGAATAGATCTTTTTTCTTTTGAAAAACCCTGTATTGTCATTGGTTCAAATTCTCCAGATTCCCCTACATATTCATTAAATGTTGGAAAAAATCCTTCAAATACCTTTTCCTTTAATAGTATCTTTTTTATCTTGTCAACTTGCAAATTTAATTGATTTATTAAATTACTGTCAAATAAATTAGAGTTAACTTTTTTTCTTTTCTTTCTAAAAAAGTTTAATAATATCTTATAAATTTCTTTATAAGTATCACTTTCCTTTATTAAATCTATGATGTATGGATCTTTTACCATATCCATGTTTAAATCAAATTCTTCAGCGTCTAAAAAATCAGGCTTATTCAATTCTAAACCTTCATACTTATTTTTATATTCTTCTATAAAGTCTCTATATACCTTGTTTATGAATTTTACATATCTTTCTTGAAAAGAATCTCCTGTTATTTTCCACTTACTAATTGTCTTTAAATCATATAATTCTATAAAATTCATGAGATCTATTACAATTAACCATATATAATCTTGAGATTTATTATCTTCACGCTTAACTTCTTCTTTTTCCATTTTATTCTGAAAAATAGGGTCTATTAATTTTGCTAAGAATGATTTAGAACTAGGATTTTCTCTATCGCCTTCGTAAAATCTAAATACTAATCCATTTATATCTCTTATTATACTATTTTCTAAAAAGCTTTCTCGAAAATCGCTATTCAAGATAGATATTATATGCTTTATAAAAGATTTTGTTTTAAATTTTTCTATTAAGTCTTCTTTAGGACAATATATAAAGTCCATTATCTCTACCTTTTGATCATCATTTAAATTTCCTTCAAATACTATGGTTGGTCCATCTATTTCTAAAAAACTTGCCCATTCGTCAAGTATACCTTTGTCCTGTATAGTCTTTACTACTCTTCCTTCTTCATCTAATTCATGAATAAAATTAAGTAAAAGTCCGTTTTTAGGAAGCCTTCCATAATCGTTTAAATTAACAGACGTGTTTGAGATGTATTCCATACCAAAATACATATTAGAAGGAATCCTATTTGTTTTATCTCCCAAGTTACTTATATGAGATATAGGATCGTTATAAAATCTAGATAAAACCCTATCGATATATCCTATTTCATTTTTCTTATTAAAAAATTTAAGTTCATCAGTAGCTTGATCCTTTTTAAATCCTAAGAAGCTACCGTTTACTTTCTCATTGACTATAAGATATTCATTAAATAGTTTATTTAAGAAGTCATTTCCCATTTTATCGTAAACTTCTTTTAGATGCCTTAGTCCTGCCATAATATATTATTGGTTGTTTATAGATTTATTTAATCTTCTGATTCCTCCTCTTCGTCAGTATCGTCAGATGTTTTATTTGAAAGTTTCATTCCAAACTTTTTAGATGATTTACTGTCTAGTGATATGGAAAAACTTTTAAATTCATCAGCGTCTTCTGGATTGGTTTGAACATAATCTTTAACTTTTATCATGTCTATTTTTCCATATTTTTCTTTATCCTCATGGAAAAGTCCATCTGCTTCTATCATCTTATCTTCTAATTCCTGAGAAGCATTAAAGTCTCCTTTAAAGGTAATCGACCAACAATAAAATTTTACATCCTCTTTTCTTTTAGAATAATAATGTGATATATCTTTTATTCGTTGAATAGCGTCAGATGCATCTTTATAAGAAGTAGACTGTCCTAGGTTATCTGATGGAACACCAAACTGTATGTCGTTAGGCAATACTTCCATAACAGATTCTATCTTTTTTATAATGTTTTCAGAAGAAATTCCTTTTAAGGCCATTTCCTTTTTTTCAAATATAAATTGGCTATACTTAGTTACTAAATTTTTCATCGAATAAATGCTATTTTAGTTTATTTATATTATTTTTATATATTATTTTGTCAAACATCTTCATCATAACAGCCTCGCTTAAAAAGTCTTTATTGTTAATTACGTGAGTATATGAATTATTTTTAGTGTTGCATTCTATGTTTTTAATATTATCTTCAAATACTTTATCAAATAGATAATTTTCTTTTGCACTATCTGTAAAGTTATCAAATAAATCGCTATGATCGCGTTCCTCCTTATTATTTGAAGTTACTCTAATTACATGACAGTTTTCATATAATGTACTATCTAGTAAATTATGCAATTCTTTGTTTAATTTATTTACGTTTAACCTATTTCTTAAAATAGACCAAACGTATGCTGAAAAAATTCCTCTATCGAATACTATAACCTTATCTTTTAAAACTGTTTTATGTAACTCTAAAATAGTAAGAGTATTAGATATAGTAAAATAATGAAAAGCTTCTTTTGGCTCAATGTCTTCAAAATCTAAGTTTTTCATATGAGACACGTGTCCATATTTGTAAAATATTACGTCACCATCTCTTCTAATAGATTTTAGATAGTTTACCATGTGAGTTTTACCAGAGCCCTGTGACCCTTCTATAATTATTATCATTATTGTTTTATTTTACAACTATACTATTACACTATATGTTTTACAAATAAATAACAAAAAAGTTTTACACTTTATTATGAACAAATACATAAAAGTTTTTGAATATTTTGAAAAAGCAGAGATAAAAGACCTAAAAGCTGGCTCTAGTGGAAATTGGAATTCCATAAGAGATCACATACAGTCTTTAAAAAGCTTTACTATAATAAACTTTAAAGATAGAGAAGGTTATTTAGAGTTTTTAACTGATTGTAAAGACGACGTTGTAAAACAGTCTTATTATACTGGCTTTGGAAATGGTGTAAAAAAATGTCCATCCGTGTTTATTAATCGTAAATTAAAAATAAACGATGATGATTTTGAAAAATATAATTTAATAAATTATTTAGTTGGCAAAGACAATAAGCCTAATATATTAGTTAAATCTAAAAAAGAGTCTAATGTGATAGGTAATGAAGTAGTATCTACTCTTTCTCAAAATGAAGTATATCCTGAAGATCATTTTAAAATAGATTCTGTATTTTACAAATTCATAAACTTTTTCTCCTAACTAGGTATAACATACTAAACTAAAATAAAATGAGTAATAAAGATAAAGATATACAACAGGGTTTTTCAGGTATGAATTTTGGTAAAAAATCAAAATTATTTCATGAAATGCCAGATTATAAATCAAGGTCAACTAAGAAACAAGCTCTTAACGAACTTAGACAAACTAAAGATGATGCTTACACTAACTCAAATAAAACTGCTTCTCAAGAAGAGTTAAGATTAGAAGCAAAATCATTTATAGATAAAGAACATTATCATTTAAATTCAGACTTAAATAGTTCTCAATTCGCAGATGTAATAACTGCTTTAGTAGACTATAAAAATAATCATTAAAATATGTTATTAAAAAAAGGAAGTATCGGCACTAGAGTAAGAGAATTACAAACTTTATTAAAAATTAAAGTAGATGGGCATTTTGGACCAGCTACAGAAACAGCCGTTGTGGCATTTCAAAATCAAAGAAATTTAGAACCAGACGGTATCGTTGGACCAAACACTTGGGAAAAATTAAAATCTAGTTTAATTATAAACGAAGTAGAATCAGAAGATAACAGAGGGTACGTTTGGATATTAGATAACGGTCACGGAGGAATCATAGATGGAATATACCAAACAGCAGGTAAAAGGTCTCCTAAATGGGAAGATGGCACTCAATTATTCGAAGGTGAATTTAATAGAGCAGTTGTAAAAAGGATCATTGAATTATGCAAAGTTGAGGGTATAGAATGCATTAACTTAGTTGATACTGAAAAGGACCTTTCATTAAGGTGGAGAACTGATGAAGCAAATGATATTTATAGAAAACGTCAACAACTGGATGGTAAGAAATGTATATACGTTTCGGTTCATGCAAATGGCTTTAATAAAGAAAGCGCTCACGGATGGTCTGTATATACAACAGTTGGTGAAACTGTTTCAGATAAAATAGCTCAGATTCTATATGAAAAAGCAAGAGTTGAATTTCCAGATCACAAAATGAGAAGAGATACTAGAGATGGAGATGCAGATAAAGAAGCTAACTTTTGGGTTTTACGTAAAGTTGTAATGCCATCTATTCTTTCAGAGAATTTCTTTATGACAAATAGAGAAGAATCTAAATTACAGCTAAGTGAAGAAGGAAGAGATAGAATAGCTAAGATTCATTTTGAAATGATAAAAGAAGTTGAACAAAGAAAACTAGTCTAATTAAAAAATATACAATGGAAAACACAGTTAAAAGTAATACAGATAACATATCTGAAAAATTTAAAAAAGAAAGAGACCATTACTCTTTAGAAATTCGTAGAAACGTTGAAAAATTAAATAATATACGAGACCTTAAAGAAGTTCAAATATTTTTTCTAAGCGTCAGACAGCGTCTTCTTGAAGACAATCATACGCTAATAGATACTTTATCTAAGCTAAAGAAATCATATAGACAGAAGAAAGGTAAAGAGTGGGAAAATGTTTCTAATCAAAATATGAGATATCAATCTCATGAAAAAAAGGTTATTGTAGAAGGAAAAACAACCGAAATGCAAGAAACTGTTGAGGTTATAGAAAATCAAATATCCTTCATGGATGGATCTATAAAAACAGTAGACAATGTTTTATTTGGTTTAAAAACTCGTCTTGATCTAGAAAAACTATTAGGCTAATATTATATGTTAAAGTTTAAAGTCTTCAAAACTAGAAATTGTATAAAGTTAGTAGAATGGGATAGCGATTCTGAAAAAGGAAGGTTGCGAGATCATTTTACTAAAAAATCAAAAGATGGAGATTTTAACGTATTAGTAGATAGAGGTATATGGGACGGAATGGACAATTTTATGTCTAAGGAAAATGAAATACCGATAGGACTTTGGAAAGAAATATATTCTTTTTCTGAAAAAAATCAAATTAAATGCGAAATATCAGGTCTAAAGGAAACTTTAAATTTAGAATATCAAAAAGAAAACTACACTGAATTTGTAAAAAGGCTTTTCAATGGTGTAGTTGATGAACATAATAATACCATATATCCTAGGGATTATCAATTTGAAGCAGCGTATAAGGCGCTTCAGTATAAGTACTGTACTCAGGAATTAGCGACATCCGCAGGTAAGACTCTAATTTTTTATATTTTTAATTCTTATTTAAAACATACTGGTATAATTAGTAGACATAATAAAGCGTTGATGATAGTTCCTAATATTTCGTTAGTTGGCCAAACTGAAGAAAAATTTAAAATGTACTCTAATGGATTAGTTAATTGGAATATTTTAATGATAGGAGGTAGGAATAAGTTCTCAGAAGAGGAATTCAGAGAAGCGGACTTAGTAATATCTACTTATCAAAGCCTTATCAGTTTTGAAGAAAAAAGCTTGGATTCTCAGTTAACTTCAGCAGTTAAGAAAAAGATGAAGTTAGAGAGACTTAAAAAACCTAAAGAAAAAGAACTTGAAAAAGCAATTAATAAAGTAAGCAATTTAAAAGAAAAAATAGATTATGCAAAGCTTTTTAGAATGTTTGAATCATATAGTGTAGTTAATGTTGACGAAACTCATAAATCAAGAGGATCTTCTATTTCTAATATAATATCAGCTTGTAATAATTGGAGATATAAACTGGGACTTTCTGGAACGGCAAAGGTATCTGAAGAATATTCTGATTTCTATAAGATACAGGAAAAGGTTGGGCCTTTAGTCATGACTCTTTCAGCAAAGCATTTAATTGATCATGGGTACTCTCCTAATGTATCTATTCGCATGGTTTACTTAACATATAATAAATCAAACACAGCTGCTCAGGAGTACATTAAAATGAGAAAGAGCCCAGATGAGATTAAAAGAATGTATCGAGATAATAAAGAGTATGGTAGAGAAATGTTAACTATTGAAAAAGGAATCATATTTGAAAGTCAAGAGAGATTAGACCTAATAAGCGGCATGATAAGAAAATTCGGTAAGAATACTTTAATTCTCTTCTCAGACATTAAAAATGAATATGGTAAGAATATATGCAAGAAACTTCAAGAGTGGAACAAGGACACCTATTACATCGACGGGGGTGTTGAGAGTGAACAGCGAGATGAATATAAAGATGCAATGGAAAAAAATGAAGGTGTTATTATAGTTGCTAGTTTTGGTACCTTTGCAACTGGTATTGACCTTAAGAATGTTCATCATATTGTTTTTTCAGAAACCACTAAAGCTGAAATTACAATTAGACAAGCGATTGGTCGAGGAATGAGAAAGCTTGCAAACAAAAACAAGGTCACCATCTGGGACCTTGTAGATAAATTAGATGGTTATTCAGTACGTCACTCTGAAGTCAGAGAAAAAATATATACTGAACAATCATTTCCTATTAAGAAACATCAAGTTAGTCTTTAACTAGCTACCATTGAATTAATTTTTAGTAGCCAGTTCCTCTACCGCCATGATTGCATAGCAGTTTCCATTTTGCTATAGCTGAAAATAACAGTTATTTTCATAGGACTTGGTAGACCTTTTGGTTGGTATGCAAATTTGGCAACACATAATGTTTCGTCTGGATCTCTAGAGACTTTGTTTGGTTCTTCTACCAGTTTACTGGTTAGTCTTAAAGGTTTTCCGTTATAACTAAGCGATATTTTTTCTGCATACTCAAATAACTGAGGGTTCTTTTGATATCTTAGAAATATGTTATTATTTTCAGGATTTAGCACAATAATATCTGGCGGACCTAAAGATTTACCTTTACTGTCTTTAACTTCAAATTTCTTATAAGCAGCTGCTCTTTCAGCTGAAGAGACTTCTCCGACCATTTCCTGTGCAACCATGTCCTTAGTAAGAAGGTCTTCTGAGGCAACTGCTTCATTAATCTTCTGAAATTGAATAAAGTCTTTTATATAATTTTTCATACTTTTATTTTTTTATGTTATTATTTATTTGTTTCTATCTTGTCAAAAATTTGCTCAACAATTTTAATGATTGGGTTTCTAACTACATCGTCAGGATCTCTTAATTCAACACAACCGAATCCTTCTACATTTTTAAATTTTTCTAATACTATTTCTAAAGAACTATCACTTTTATTTTTAATGTCCTTTTGTCTAACGTCGCCCATTATTACCATTTTAGAGTTATCCCCTATTCTCGTCATCAGTGTTCTTATGTTATCCATTGATATATTTTGGGCTTCATCTATTAATATAATAGAATTGTCAATGCTTCTACCTCTAGCAAATGCTATTGGTACTATTTCTATTACACCTAATTCTATTAATTTTTCCATTCTACTTCTACCTATTAGCTTTCTAATATTGTCAGTAAATGATTCCATAATAGGCGCCATTTTTTCTTTTAAGTCACCTGGTAAATGACCTATTTCTTCGCCTTTTAAAGCAGTGATTGATTTAATTAAGACAATCCTTTTGTACTTAGGTCTTGATTTAATTAGTTTTAAAGCTTCAGAACATGATAAAAAAGTTTTTCCAGATCCAGGAAAACCGTTACATATAGTTATCATATTTTGTTTAATTGAATTAACTAATAGTTTTTGATTTGTGGTTTTGCATTTAGTATTTATAGACATTGTTTGAAGAAACTTATCTTCTTCTACATTTCTGCTCCATACAAATTCTTCAACTTCTTGAATTTCGGCTTCAGATAGCCTTTTATTTCTTCTGCTTTTTTTACTCATGTATAATTAGTGTATTTTTGATGCTATGACAATTCCTAACATTATCTTAGCATGGTGTAATTGAAAATCTAAATATGAATCTATTGTAATTAATTCATTTACGTTTAGTTTTTCATCTTTTAACTTCTTATCTAATTCATCTATTTTATTTATAATATCTTCAGAAAGCTCAACTTCGTTCATTTCCTGAAGACCGTTTAACACTGTTTTAAAAGTATCAGCGTTTTCAGCGGGTGATTTTATCTTTTTTAGAAACGTTTTAGCTTTACGTATAGATGTGAATTTAACTGTCATTGAATTAGAATCTAGCCCCTTGTCTATGCTTTTTCTAATCCCGTCTAATACGGTTATGTCTTTAGATATCACATCTAAAAATAGTATATCAGTATCGTAAAAAGATATAACTATATCTTTATCTCGATATACATATTTAAAATTAAATAATTCGTCTTCAAATGAATCTTTTTGTTCATTTTCCTCTTCCTCTTCCCCTTTTCCTCCAGATATAATATATTGGTCAAATGGAAAAGATTTTAAAAATGGAAATAATTCGTATAACATATTTAAAACCTTCTTTAAATTATTTATAAAAGATATTAAATATTTTATAATGAATAAAGAATCTTTATACAAAAAATTAGACTTAGAACAACTCGCAATTAAACTACTTATTAATTCCATATATGGTGCATTTGGAAATAAGTGGTTTTATTTCTTTAATGTAGATTTAGCGCAAAGTATAACATTGCAAGGACAAGACCTTATTAAATTTACAATTAAAGCCGTTAACTTTTATTTTAAAGAAAGGTGGCATTTAGATAACGAGCTTCATAAAAAACTAGGTATAGACAAATATGATATTAAACCTATAAATTCAGAAGCAGCTATTTATACAGATACCGATTCTATATATGTAGAGTTTGGTTCAGCTATTAATTCTATACAAGGGCTACCTAAATTAACAGAAGAACAATATTTAAAGTTATGTATTAAAATTGATGAATACAGGTTAGCTGAATATTTTAATACAGCTTTTGACAAATACGGAAAACATTTTAATACAGTCAATCAACAAAATTTTGAACTTGAAAACTTATCTGCTAAGGCCATGTGGCTGAAAAAGAAAAACTACGCCCTTAGAGTTTCATATGAACCCAATTCTGATCAAACTCTTTTAAAGGAAAAAGGTAAAGAGTATGATGTATTTAAGGGATTAGAAATGATAAAGGGTTCTTATCCAATATGGGCTAGAAATCATTTATCTAAGTTAACAAAAATAATCTTAGAAAAAGGATCGTCTATAAATCCAGAGGAGGATCTTATTCCTCTATTTGAATCTATAAAAAAAGAAATGAAATTAAAAACAACTGATGAATTGGCTCAAACATTTAGTTGTAGGGTATATAACAAATATGTAAAAAATGAAACTAAGCTAACTTTACTTAAAGGAATCCCTATATATGCAAGAGCAGCTGCTTACTATAATCACCTTTTAGTAATCAACGAATTAACGGGTAAATATCAAAAGGTTAAAGAAGGTGAAAAAATAAAGTATTATTATCCTAAAGAAAACAATAAGGAATGGGATGTGTTTGCATATTCACCTGGTAATTATCCAACAGAAGTTGCTCTTCCTTTAGATTATAGTAAACAGTTTTTTTCACTGATAGTTGAGCCTATTAATAGACAATTAGTTGCATTAGGTTTAACTGAATTCAATGTTCACTTAAAAAGAAATATAAACATGGTTAAAACTGGTTCTAAAAAGCCATTGAGTGACGAAGACAAATATCCTCTTTATATAATAAATGAAAAAACATTAGAATACGAAGAGATACCTGAAAGATTTTGGAAAATAATAGGTAATCCTAATGCTGAAATACAAAGTAATGATTTCACAGAATACCTAAGTATAATATCTAAATATGGATTAAATACAAAAGTTGTTCCTAATTCCAAACTGCATCCTTTTAGAAAAAGAACAGCTAAGAGATTAAACATAGAATTAAAAGAATACTCTTCCAATGAAGATGAACAGCAGCAAGTAGAACTTAATTTTTAAAACATGAATATAGATTTAGATACTAATACTACTCTTCCGGAGTTCTTAAAAGAAGTTATGCTAAATAGATTTCCTGATGATCCCATTAAGCATAAAATAGACGAAGCTAATCCTAAAAAAATAAACTTAGCATGTCCAGTATGTGGAGATTCTGAAAAAAAGAAATCTAAACGTAGAGGTAATATCTATTTGGAAAGCAATACTTATAAATGTTATAACGATGGATGCATGATATTTATGGATCTCGATAAATTTATATCTAGATATTGTCATGAATATAGTTTAATGCCACCTGACCTCTTTATTAAAGGCGGTCTTAAAACAAATGTTAAATCAAGGAAAAAATTATCTCTTCTTACTTTCTTAATAAATCAAGATTTAAAACATAAGTTGGTTGATTTAGAATACTTTGCAGATAGGTTTTCATTAAATAAAATAGATACTAACTCAGCTAATTCAAAATGTTCAAAATACATAATAAGCAGAGAATTAGATAAGTGCGATTCCTTTTCAGAATGTTGCTATGAAGATTCTAAATCTGAAAAGATATTTATTTTTAATAAAGATAATGTTTCAAACAAAATATTAGGATATTCCGTCAGGTCCATAGACGATAATTATTGGGGCCCTAAATATAAAATGATGAACTATTCAGAAATAAATAGAGAAGTTTCTAAATTAGGAATGACCGAAGAAGAGCTAAATGAAATAGATTCTCTCAATAACATATTTAATATATTGAATATAGATTTTAAGAAAAAAATAACAATATGCGAAGGTCAATTTGATTCAATGTTTTTACATAATGGTATAGCATCAACCGGTGTAGGTAAAATAAAGGAGACTATAGCAATGCTCTCAGAGGACGCTAAAGTTAGGATATTATTCGACAATGACAAAGCTGGAAAAACACAATCTATTAAACTTTTACAAGAAGGATATGAAGTCTTCATGTGGTCTAAGTTGATAAAAGATTTAAAGAATGACTTCCCAAAACATTTAATAGATATTAAAAAAATAACTGATGTGAATATGCTTTACATGTTTTTAATTAAATTAAACTCTTCATTTTTTAGTATAAAAGAGTTTAATAAAACACTAGACTCATATTTTACAAATTCACTGTTTGACATACTATATTTGTAAATAAATAAATAAAAATAACTTTTTAAATGAAAAAATTAGTAAAAACTTTAACAGAATTCAAAAATCACGGATTAAAAAATCCTAAAAAAGCTGATTTAAATGATGATAATAAACTATCTAGCTATGAAGTAACGAGAGGAAAAGCAATAGAGAACAATATGGGAGAAGGTCCAGATTCAAACAATATGGACGATATAGCATCCGAATTAAATCTAGCTGAAGAAATCTTAGACGAGTTGATAGAAGCAGTAGGTTCAGAAGAAGATGTTGAAAAAGCTGCAGAAGAAGCGTATAACGACTTAAAGGATGCATATGAGTCTGATGAAATAGAAATGATGGAAAAAGAGGGAGTTCCTGAAAATTTAGCAATGTCTGCACTTATTGTAAAATTAGTAGAACAAGGAAAATTAGATCCTAAGAAAGCCGATAAATTCATAGGCGATAGCGTAGATGACTAATAAAAACAATAAACCTAAAAGTATAAAAGATACTTTAAAACCTAGAAGGGGGAAGATAAGACAGGGTTATTTTATTCCTAAGAATCCTGACAAATACGATGGAGATCTTTCTCAGATAATATACAGATCTAGTTGGGAATATAAATTTTTGAAGTTCTGCGACGACAATGAAAAAATATTAAAATATTCATCGGAGCCTGTTGGTATTGCTTATTGGAATCCTGTTACTAAAAAAACATGTAAGTATTGGGTTGACGCCTATATAGTAACAAGAGACCCTAATGGAAATATAAAAAAGTGGATACTTGAAATAAAACCTCTCAAATACACTCAACCTCCTAAGCCTATAAAAAAAATGACTGAAAAACAAATGAAACATTATCTTAGTCATACAAAGGCGTATTTAATAAATAGAGCTAAATTTGAAGCAGCTAAAGATTATGCAGATTCAAAAGGTATAAAATTTGGAATAATAACTGAAAACTTTTTGTTTAAGAATTTGTAAGATATTACTATGAAGAAATTACTTAGAGATATTAGTATTAAAGCACCTGTAAATAATCCATTTAAAATAATAGAGGAGTATGGAAAACCCATGCCTCCTAGTTTAATACCAGGTCATTTATACGCGCTCGGTATAGACACAGGTTCCCAAGTATCTCCCGATACTATTCCATACGATAAGCAGGATTATGTAGACAATAAAGACGATAAGTTCTTTGTTACGAAAAAACCATATTATGATTCAATGCCATTTGGAATAGCATTAAATATAAACAATGAAAACTATCAATCTATTTTAAATTTAAAATTAATGTCACCTGTTTACCGAAGACTTATACTAGATTCATATTATGCTATTATGAACGTTAAAAATAATTTCATAAGTCCATATGTAAGTGAAGATTTAAAAACCATAGATACTCCTATTGGTAAAAGAATAAGAGATCAATCTTATATGCAACCCTTTTTTGCTGTAAACGAATCGTTTATATCTAAGATTGTTAATGCAAATGTTAATTTTGCAATAAAAAACTATGAGATAAATAGTATAAAGAAGGTTAGATTACTTGACTGGAATGCTTTACCCGATATATACAACATGGGAGTAGCCTCAGATGGAATAATATTTAACCAGAGAATAGGTGGAATAGAAGGAATATTCGAAAGATTCGAATCTAAGTTCTTTTAAATCGTAAATAAAAACTATAATAAGCAATGGCAGGATTTTTAGAAAATACAGTAAATAGATTAAGCAGCAGACTATCTGCATTAAGCAGATTCAATGTTAGGCATGAAGATCTTTTACTAAAGAATTCACAGGCAATTGGATTCATAGAAAGTCAACTAATGGCTAGAAGTAATGAACAATATGGCCAGAACGAGATGATGAGAATGTCGATGGCTATATCTGACACTACTTCTCAATTAAGAACAAAAGCAGTTGCCTTTTTTCAATTAGACTATGCTATAAAAAGAGAAAGACTTAGAGATATTGCATCCAATGGGGAAATAGAATTTGTATTAGAAACTATAACCGATGATGTTATAGTATATGATGATGAAAATATGTTTTGCCAACCGTCTGATCCTATTGGTAAAATGATGTACAAAGGAAACTCAAAGGAACAGCGATTAAAGTATCAAGATAATGTCATACGAAAATACAATGAAAACTTTCATAAAATATATAATTCATGGGGGTTTGGTGAAGGTATATCTGCCTGGCAATATGTATATCAATATTTAGTAGAAGGTCATTTAGCGTTTGAAATAATATATGACAATCCTCAAAACCCTAGGGAAATAATAGGCTATAAAGAACTTGATCCTACTAGTATAGTTCCCCAGTTATCGAAAGATAACGCAGGTAAATTATTTTTACAGTGGACCCAATATACTCCAAATAGTACTCATACTAGAACGCTTACAGATTCTCAAATAATATACTTGTCTTATTCGAATCATTTTAGAACAAAAAGAGTTAGCTTTGTAGAAAGACTAATACGTTCGTTTAATCTACTAAGAATTATTGAACAAAGCAAGGTTATATGGCACGTTATGAATGCTCCAATAAGACTAACCACTACTGTTCCCGTTGGTTCTAAATCTATTCAAAAAGCACAAGAAGACGTAAGAGAGTTTTTAAATATTCTTAAGGAAGATATTAACTTTGACAATGATTCAGGTGAAATAAAAGTAAACGGACAACCTAATATCTTATTTTATAAAAATTATGTTTTACCAGTAAATGATAGAAACGAACAAGTAAAGATTGAGCCATTACAGTATCCGGGACCTAATCTATCTGGATCTGAATTATTAAATCACTTCTTAAAGAAATTAAAGATGGATTCTAAAATTCCATATTCTCGTTGGGAAGGTCAATCTGGAATGGGAGCATTTACTCTCAATGCCGAAGGTATTACTAGAGAAGAAATAAGATATAACAAATTCGTAAATAGAATTAGAACAACTATACAGGAACTTATAACTAAACCTCTTTGGTTACAAATGGAATTAGATATACCTCAGATAAAAGGAGATCATAAATTTAAAAACGCAATAGGCGTTAAATTTAATAATGATAATTTGTTTGAAGAAATGAAAGAACGAGAAGTTGCTAATAAGAGATTAGCTAGTTTCACTGCTATGAAAGGTGTAATGAACGATGATGGTACTCCATATTTCTCTACTGAATATTTAATAAGAAAGGAACTTAAAATGTCAGATGATGAAATTTCAACAAACCAAAATTACATCATACAAGAGCAAGAAGCTCAGGAAGAAGCTAATTCCAAACCCCCTAAGCCTGATGGAAGTGCAGGAGGTGCTATGCCAGATGTAGGTGGTGGTGGAGCTGCGGCCGCTGGTAGCGGAGCTGCGGCTCCTGAAGGAGGAAGTGAAGTAGTGGATGGTGGAGAAACCAAAGGCGAAGGCCAATTATAAATATGATAAAGAAAGGGATAATATCAGGCAAAGTTTTAAAAGGAAGTAATCCTGAGCAATTAAATGTTACACATGGACCTAATACTCATAAAGTACATAAGCATCCAGTAGACGATTTAATTGATAAGTCTATAGGGAAAACTGCTGAGTGGTTTGAACCTAACGGAAGTGTAATTATTCCAACTGAAAAGATAGAATATTTAAAATCTTAATACGTTTTTATCCGTAGAATATACCAAATGGATTATCTCCATCGATATTTATTTTTAATACAAATACATCCCTGTCTTTTTCGTCTGTATATTTAGAAGGAGCCACGTCTATATTTTTAATTTTAGCAGATGCAACATATCTTTCTATCTGATTATTAGCCTCATTGGATAAATTAAAAGGGTCTGTTTCAAAATCAAAAAGATATTTATTTACATCTAACCCAAACTCAGGTTCTCCTAACACGCTTCCTCTTTCAGTTAAAACAGTCATTTTAATTTGAGATATTGCTTCTTCGGTATCATCCGATATTTGTAAAACTCCCTTTTTATAATTTGGATCAGTTTCAGTTCTCATATAAAAGTCTTTAAGTGTTGATGCCATTTTAATACATTATTTTATTGTCTATATAGATAAATCCAATCAGGAGTATTCTCCTTACTCATCATGTCTTCCACTGCCTTTATCTCAGCTTCAGCCGTAGATGTTATAGATTCATAACTAATAGCTACATTACCAGGTAGAGTATATTTAAAAGTCTGTAACATATGTGCTAGTCTAACTTTACATTTAGCTCTTACCCATCTTTGAAAGATTTCATCTTCATATAACTTATCTACTTCTAGTTTTTTATAAAACTGAACAATTGCATCTACCTTAGGAGTTCTTCCCACTATTGTAAGTAATTTAGTATTTTTGTTATAATCATACGCTAATGTGTCTAATACAAGTCCTCTGGTTAAATCTAAGAAGCTAAAGATTACTGTTCTATACATTATACTCTCTCCAATAAAAGGTGTTAGAAACACTTCTGAACCTATAAATTTTGACTCTGAAAAGTCTCTATCCATTGTTCCGAAAATAGAACCTCCAGTAGGTTCTTTACATTGTGTAACAAATTGTACACAATCTGGTAATTGTATCTGTCGTATTTTCTTAAATTGTTTAGAATCAAATAATTCTTTAGGAAGACTTAAATATCTGGGCTCAACGGCATGTCTCCAGTTATCCCAAAAATACCTTGCACCTATGTCAAGTTGCCTCTTAATCTCTTTCTCGGGTAAAGAATATGGTAACATTCCTGAAAATGTTATTTCTTCATTAATGTCTTTTATTAAATCTTCTTCAGTC